CACGGATGTCAGTGTTGACAATAAGACGGTTGTGGCATTTCAGGCTTTCAAGTTTACTGATGGCAACAACTCCCACTACATGCCTGAATACGCAAAGGCGCATTTCTTTAGGAGAATGAAGTCGATAGCCCATACTTCAGATCCTACCGAAACGTGGCTGTTTACAATTGATCTTCGGATGGGGCCGTGGGCGGCTTCAAGTCTTGGTGCGTCCCTGATGTCTGCCCCACTCATGGACTCAAGGTCGAACATAATCACACCCTCAATTTGGGGGATATATGCTGACGAGTTCTTCGCCCCAATCAGCAGGGATGCCTTGGTAACATACGCTGATTATGGTGACGATCTCGCTGGGGAGTCAGCGGAGACAATGCTCGGCACTACGCTTCAGGCGATGATCCGTAACAGTGAGAATATCTACGATACTGACCTGTACATGAAAGCTGTTGAGGGGGACAGGGCTTGGTATGCAAGGGATGGTGAGGAGAGCAGGGCCTACTACTCTGAGACTGGTAGATACAGCATCGTTGGAGAACTCAACTATGTCGAGTTCCCTAAGGCTGGAATGCTTGTTGGGGCCAAGTCGCTTGCCGGAATGATGTACCTGTTCTTCGAAAACGCAACAGTGGTCCTTGATGTTCGTGGTGGTCTCGATACGAGCTGGGGCCGCATTGGGGAGTTCCCCGGTATCGGACTGGCTGCAAGATCGCTTGTCTGCGCCTTTGGCGACACCGTCTACTGGGTTGGCTATAACGGAGTCTGGTCATCCAAGCGTGGCGGCACTCCGGCCAGAGTGAGTGAGGTTCTCAATTACGATGAGTTTGCCAGTGATCTTGAGCTTGTAAGCGGACTTGTCTTTGGAGGCCCGTGGTTGGCCGTAGACAGCCTTAAGTTCGAACTGGTGCTATACCTCCCCCATGACGCCGGAATGTCTGCATGGGGCTCTAGGTTCTTCTTGGGACACACTCAGGCCGGTAACATGAACCCGACATACCAGCCTCGGGTATTGGTGTACAGCCTTCTGGCTAAGGCATGGAGAGCGGAAACCTTAAAGACGGACATTAACCTGTCTGTCTCGGCAGCGGATGCTGGAGAGTTTTCGATATACAAAGACATGATGCTTGCAGACACCAGCGATGTTGGAACGCTTGCTACTCTTGGGTTGCCCTTCAACGATGGGCACAACCTGATGATTCCCGTTGGAAGCTCCCCAATTGGCGATGTCACCACAACCGAACCGTTCCTCCCCTACTTTTATAGCAGGCAGAGGTATTACGACTATCTGGATAGTGATGCTGAGGATGTTGCCCTCAACCCTCTCAAAAAGCGAATGCTGCTTGAGACTGGCTACTTTGACATGGGGAACTTTGCAGCAAGGAAGAAGCTGAAGCGCCTCCATGTTTCGTTCACCGGGAAGAGTTCTGGTCTAGAGTCTGGCGATATGGTTGGCCAATGGCACTTTGAAGTCTTCTCTTTCAAGGTTGGGGATGGTTTTGAGCCACCGTGGGGAGAGGCTCTGGATGACTCGAAAGTCTATGACAAGCAGTTCGATGCAACATCTGAGACCGATGAAGATGAATCAATCTTCCAGCTCAGAATGCCGGGGAAGAAGTTCCGGTACATCGCCATGAGGCTTGAGGGTGGATTGTTTGACTCGACAACGTACTTCAACCATGTCTGGTCTGTCCCTTACGCAGAGATTGGCGAGCTTGCGATGTCCTTCGTTCCAAAGAGGCAGAAATGATCGACCGGGAAGAATATGACGCTCTAATTCAGAGGGTGTTGCATCTCGAGCAGTCGTTCAGGGTTGATACTGGCAAGCCCCCAACAAAGTCTGTCGGGCGAAAGTCAACATTCAGGACTTGGTCTGAGCAGGAAAAGTTCATTCAAGATTCCGGCCTAGTTGACAGTCGGAAGGTTTACAAGTTCGCTGTATTCATAGATGATCGCTGGCGTGAGGTGACGCTAGACGCTGACAGTCCTCCCGCTTCAAGTCAGCCGCCTGTCCTCAAGGTTGGGAGAGCGTCAAGCGGTCTTCAGATCAGGGGTAATGAGATTCAATTGTATCTCGCCAGCGAAGTGCAAGCCGGTGCCTTGTCGCCAACTGATTATGCGGCTTTCTTGGCGGCAAGTGAATTGTTGTTCACGGCAGATCTTGTAGTCGGCAATTGTGGCGATGTGGACTATGATCTCGTTGACATCGACTGCGGTGATTACACCGATGAAGTAGTGGTCAATTGCGGAGGTTTATACTAATGGCTTGGAGAATACGGCACATGACTGATGCTCAGAGGCTGACGATCACGCCAGCAGGATCTGAGATGGTACACGCCACCGATACCGATGAGGTATACATTGGCAACGGGTCTACCGTGGGTGGTATCCTGATCACTGGAGCCAACACCGATGCCAGCGCCATCCACGATGATACTGCTTCGGAGATATCCGCTATCAACAATAAGGGTACTCCGGTTAATGCCGATATGCTTGTAATCGAGGATTCGGCTGACGGTAACGCCAAGAAGATGATCACCCTCGGCACCCTCCCTGCTGCCGGTGGAGGTGAGGCGAACACTGGGTCAGACCTCGGTGGTACAGTCAACACATTCAAGCAGAAGACAGGCGTAGATCTGGAGTTCAGAGGGCTTACTGCTGGGACTGGGCTTGAGGTAACTGAGAATGCTACTGACATCGACATAGGTTTCGATACTGATACTACCGACATGTTTGAGTTGATGAATGCCTCCTGTCTCGACTCCCCTGCCGTGACGATCACTGAATCAGGCGGCACTGTCTACGCTAACATCGAGAAGTCTGGCACCGGAGATATCAGGGTGGTCTTCAGTGATGGTGTCTACGACTGGGACTGCACCCCGATAGCGCAGGTTGCCCTGACTGCTGGCAGCGACATCTCTCCCACGATGAACTACGTCTATGTGCTTCAGTCATCCAAGGTGCTGACGGCCAGTACTGCTTGGCCTGCAACTGAACACGCTCCGGTGGCGACTGTCCTTGTTCAGAGTGCAGCCTCAGTCGCTACTGACGGACCGTACAAGATGCATGCTTGGACAGACCACGTGGCCTGTGGTAATAGCCAAGGGCACTTAGCTCATCTGAATTACTGGATCAGGCAGCAGAACGCCACATGGCAGAGTGGTTGTGCCTTGACCCCAACAGCCGGTGCCGGTCAACTTGATGTTGCGGTAAGCGCAGGGATCGTGCTTCAGCTTCACACCCACACGCAGCCAGCTTTCAACACCGCTACTGGGTCAGACATCTACATTGTCAACGATCCTACTACAGCTTACGACAAGGTTGGCGACCTGACCGGGTTGGTTTTGGACGCTGACGGCAACACCATGGGTGGCTCATCCAGCGACTTCTACAACCTCGTGATCTGGGGTGTGGTCAATGAGGTCACAGGCGACTGCAAGCTGATGTGCAACCTACCGTCAGGGAGCTACGATAACGACAACGGGGACAAGGCCACCAACGACGATGATGGAACTGCGATCTACACGATTCCGTCTGACTTCACAGGGGTTGGGTTCCTGATCGCTAGGCTTACGGTCAGCGTGTCTGGGGGCACCTACACTGTCGAGAACAACGACGACCTGCGGGGCAGTTACCCCGGCACGGCTGCTGGTGGAGGGGCTACCGGCGGCAATGAGTTCGCAGATAACGTGTTCAGGATTCAGGATGATGGTGATGTCACCAAGGAGATCGCTTTCCAGGCAAGTGGGATCACCACAGCCAACACCCGGACGATCACAATGCCGGATGCTGATGTAACCCTCATCACAGCGACCAACGCAACCGACCTCACGGACGCTGGTGACAGCACACTACATTACCATGCCGCCGATAGGGCGAGGGCTGTCCACACCGGCCAGCAGCTTGCCAACACGATCAGCAACTTTGACACTGAGGTCGCCAACAACTCAACAGTGAACGCCAACTCATCCAAGCTGTCAGGGATCGAGACCGGAGCCGATGTCACTGATGCTACCAACGTGGCTGCTGCCGGTGCAGTGATGAAGCAGAAATTTGCCAAGGGTATCAGTATTAATGTGCCAACGGCTACAGATTCTCATCGGATGTTTGCAGTGCCATTTGCTTGTACGATCACCCGCATTGAGCATCAGTGCGCCTCCGGCACAGTGACATGGAATCTTGAGGAGAGGGCTGGGGCCACGCCCTTCGTGGCTGGCGTGGATGTCTATGCCTCTGACGAGGTGAGCAGTAGCGCCAACTCAATAGATGTCAGCTTTGCCAATGCGGGTTTGGCTCAATACAGCATCCTTCGATTCTGTGCGAGTGCAATAAGCGGCCCCGGTGAATTGAGCGTTACCGTGTATTTTGAGGAGGCATAATGGCTACCTACTATGTTGACGCTACGACTGGCGACAATGGAGACACTGGCTTATCTGAGGCCTTGGCGTGGGCTACTGTTCACTATGCGTTCAGCCAGATAACCGATGGTGACCATCTTCACGTTAAGGGTGGGACCGACTACCAAGAGCAAGTGACTCTCGTGAATTACGGGTTGCTGGGGTCGCCAATAGTTGTGGAGGGCTATACCACCACTCCCGGCGATGGTGGCAGCTTCACCATTGATGGAACAGGTGAAGACAACTGTATCGCACTCCCTGCTGGATCGAATATCTACTATTACTTCAAGAACATGATCTTGGATGGGGCGAACTATGACAACTTCAATGGGGCCAGTCGCTATCGAATGATGTTTGAGAATTGCGAATCGAACAACAGCGTTAGCGGCAAGGGATTTGAGATTGGCGGCTACTGTCACATGCATCGTTGCAGGGCATCTGACAATGGATCCGATGGTTTCTACATGGCCAGCAATAACCGGATCACTTACTGTGAGGCGTGGCGCAATGGAGGCCAAGGGCTTAGGGCGGCGAGTTACAACGTTACGTTCTTTGCCTGCTTGGCGGTGTCAAATGACGATGAAGGCATTGCCGCCCCCGGTGGCCTAGTGATCAACTGTACCGTGGATGGCGACAACAAAGATTCGACTGAGGGAATTGAGTGCGATGACTATTCAGAGATCTGCGGAACCGTCCTTTTGAACAACATCATCTACGACTGTGGTGTTGGCATCGTTGGTGAAGCGACCCCAACATTCCAGATAGGTGAAAACAACCTAGTCAACAATTGCACGACGGATTATTCGAATTGGCCCTCAGACTTGCAGGAGTCTGACATCACCGATGCCCCCGGTTTTGAGACTGAGGGAAGTGATTACACGCTGGCCAGTACATCAGCTGCCAGAAATGCAGGGGCAGATTTGAGTGGCACGAGTTCACCGGGAATGGATCTTGGCGCATACCAATCAGAAGATGCTGGTGGTGGCGGTGATGGTCAAATAGTATTGACCGGATAGACTTGCAATCTTGATTGATTGATGGCAGACTTGTAGTAACTGGAGGGTGAAAATGAGTTACGTCATTCCGAAACTAGACTTTGAGCTTGATGAAGACGAAAAGGATGTTCCCGTTCTCAGCACTTCGCCTGAAGTGCTAGATGTCAAACGCCTTAATCGTGAGCTTGTTGGTCAGGCCGGAGCGATAGATGGCATCTATGATGAAAGAATGAGGGCTCTTGAGGACAGAGCCGATATCCGTGACGAGGCTTACGGCAAGAGTGCCGATACAATATCCAGACAGCAAAAGGCCACAGTCCTGAAGGGCGGCCTTGGCCTAGTCACAGACCTAGCCATGGGCTGGCTGGCGGAGGATCAGCGTGATAAGGCTGAGGAGAAGTCAGACAAGATCATCTCCAAGTCCGTGATGCCGCTTACTGGCAAGTCCAGAGGGTCTGATATGATGGGCGACAGCATCAGGGCTTTCGCTGCCCATAAGTCAAGCATCGCTGGCAAGGCTGGCAAGAGCGCTATGGCTTCAAGGGCTGCGAATGTGGCAAAGACGGGCGCTCGTGGAGCGGCCCAGATGCACGTGCTCACGCAGACGCTCGTGAAGGCTCAGGAGTCGATTAACGCCGCCAAGAGGCAAGACGCTGCTATGACTCAGGCCCAAGCCGCAACGCTTACAAGGGCCAGTGCTGCCCACTCAGCCATTCAGAGTCAGCAGATTAAGGGCGACATCCAGTCGGCCTATACCGGCGCTCAGATTTCAAAGGCTTCCGGACAGAGGGCCTTCAACAAAGTGGCCGACACAATGAATAAGATAACGGCCTTTGCCGAGTTGGCGCTGGCCGTCTATTCGATGGGTAAGATGCCCGGATTTGGCGGTGGCGGCCCTGCTGCCGGTGGTGAAGAACTGGTATCGAATACTGACACATTTTCAGTCCCGCTAGATATGGCTTAAGGAGACAATATGGGTGGATCACCAGACGACCCCAGAGTCAAGATAAAAGAGGGTGAAAGAGAACTGCGGAATACTGGGGTGGCCCAAGCTGCTCAGAATCTTGGTGACTTCGAAAACTATATGTCAGATTCTGGCATTGAAGAGCAGACCGGAGAGGACTACTGGGCTCCGCTCGTTACTGAGATGTTTCAGCCCGGAGCTAGAAGTGCCGCAATGCAAAGCAAGCAAACGATGGAGGCTGTCAGGTCTGCATCGCACTCAACTGGCATGGGATATTCTGGGTCAACTCAAAAGCGGTTGGCTGGCATTGCCGCTCAAGGCACTGCTGCTGTGGGTGCGGAGAGAATTAAAGCTGAAATGTTTGGTGAGCAGGGGATGCAATCAGCTCGCAACCAGTGGCTTGGCATGGAGCAGACTCAAGCCGGGATGGAGGGTGACTTTTTGCAGCAGCAGCAGGAGTATGCCCTAAGGCTTGCGGAATGGAATGAGAGTTATGACCCCACGAACACCAAGATTATAGCTGCGAACAAAAAGCTTGGCGTTAATCTTTAGTTTGTCAGGAGAGACCTAATGGCCCAGATACAAGTTGCTAGACCATTCACTGGCGGCTGGAGCGCTATTGCTGCAAAGATGGCAAGGACTATAACCGGGACACTTCTTGATACGTCAAGACTCAGCATTGAGCAGACGAAGCTTAATATTCAAAGAGAGCTGATGGCCTCTGATGAGCGCATTCAGAAGGGCAAGCTCGGTATCGAGAAGCTTCAGGCTGAAATGGCTGTGACCTCTCAGAAGATCCGTGGTGCTGAAACTGAGCAGGGTATGGTTATTCGTGGTGAAGAGGCTGCTAGAGCAAAAGAGTTGCACACCCATCAAATTGAGGCTCTTGAGCACGAGGAGTCAACCAGACACCTTGGCATTATTAACGAGAACCTTAAGGCCGCCACTGGACTGGCTGGGCTTACTCAATCCAGCATAGAGACTACTGCCAGCATGTACGACACATTGAAGCACGATGCTGATGAGTCGTTCAGGACAGCTATGAGCTGGGGCTTTGTCTGGGGCGCTGACAACAACGGCAATCCAATACCTATTGGTCTGACTGGTGCTGGTGAGTCCTTCTTTGACGGCCTCAACTTGGCCGGTAGCGACGGTGTGTTCAGGTTGCGTGACAAGGGGTTCCAGAAGGCCACTGGCTTCAAGGCAAAAGACCTCAACTTTGAGAGCATTGACCCAACCAACCCTGATGACATGAAGAAGCTCAATGCTGTCATTGGCCTGTATGACGGGATGCGTCAAGGGGCATCGCTGGCAGCTAGGGATAGTGGTTATGACTATGTTGGCCCAATGCAGATGGTTCAGGCCCTTCCAAAGCTTGGCAAGGCCTTGAGAACGGCTCTTGAGGAGAGCTGGAATGAACCAGACCCAGCAAACTACTCTCCAGCCTACAAGAAAATCCTTGCCGGTGATGAAGCATGGGCTTCCCAGTATGCCTCCGGAGCTGATGTCAAGCCAGAAGACGCTCCAGTTAACAGATGGCTGATGAACGAGCGGCAGTATGGCGTTAATGGGCCAGTCCTGAAGAAGACACTTCACGCTCAGCGGATGGCGGCAGTAAAGCTGGTGAGCCTTTTCAGTGGAGACATGAGTAATGCGAATCTCCTTGATGGCACCACAAACCTGGAGTCTTACCTGAAGATTGGTGCAAAGATCGCCTCTAACGAAGACCTTGGCAAGATGAACTTCAGTGATCACGGGATCATGCGCCCAGCTACTGGACCACCCGGACTAGCTCTTAGCCCAATAGATGACGATGTGGTAGCTGAGTTTGAAGCCACAATGGACAAGCCAGGTTTCTTCGAGACTATAGACCCCAGCAAGCCGGGGATAATGCTTGCCGATGCAGTCGGGGATGTCAGCAAGATGTTTGCTGAAATGCTTGGTTCCCTGAACGGCCAGTTCAACGAAGCTATTGATGAAGCCGAGAAGCCAAAGAGAAAGATCAGCATGCCTGACTTTGGTCAAATCAAGAAAGACTTTGGCGAGATCAGGGAAGACGCTGGTGGGCTTGCAGGAATCTTGGGCAACAAAGTGAGGAAGACAAAGATCGACCTTAATCAGGAATTTATTGGAAGAAGCAGACAGGGTGAAGATTTTCCTCGCCCAGTGTCTGCTCTAGACCCTGAGCCTGAGCCTGTTGATAACGACCCTTTCCCGTTTCAGTAGAATGCAAAACTTTAGCCAAAATGGGTTAATACCCTATGCTGAGGAGAAGAGATGGACCCGCTGCTTCAGAATGAATTGCAATCCAAATCTGCAATAGATCCAAACTTCCACAAATATCTCGTTGACAGGGTCAGGGCCGTAATCGACAGCTCTGGCCTCAAAGATAACGATCCCCTCATAGAGGCCACTGCAAGGGAAGCTCTTGATGAGTACTTCCAAGATGGCTCTCAGGCCATCAAGAGCCGCCCTACTGCATTGCAAAGCAAGCCCATGAGTGGAGAGTCCAATGCTTTCTCCATCGCAGGAGCGGCTCTCTGGGGCTTCGCTGACTCAGCGACATTCGGCCTTGGCACTGGACTGGCTAAGAAGCTGGGTCTTGATCCGGACTTTATTGACACAACTGAGGAGAAGCTTGCTTCTGGTATTGGTTCAGTAGCGGGCTTCCTTGTCCCCTATGGCGCTCCTGCCAAATTTGCAAAGCTTGCTGTTGGCGCTCGGGCTGCGGGTAAGGCTGAGCGTGGCATACTGAGGTTCTTCGGTAAGACTCCAACGGTATCTCGGCGTGGTCACGGTATAGCCATGGGGCTGGACAAAGAGGCTGGCACTCTGGCCAAGAAGACTATGAAGGCTGTGGGGATAAAGGCTGAAGGCAGTCTGTTCAATGAGGTTTCGGCAGATCTTGGCGTTGCCGCCTCAGGCATCCTTAGGGGATCAGACAGCATCAAGCTGTTCAAGTGGCAGGGCAAGAACCTCACCAAGTCGATGAAAGATCTCGGTGTTGGCAGTAAGGCTTTCATTGAGAAGGCATCTAAGAACATCTTGGATGATGCCGCCAGCGCTTCAACTGGCAGGATATCTCAGGCATTTGAGCGTCACTTAGGCAGGAAGCTTACGGCTGAAGAGGGCGCTCATGTAATGAAGATCATCGAAACCGGCCTAAAGAAAGGGTCGATCAACAGCGTTGAGCAGATGATCACCAACAAGTGGGGTCGATTCGTTGCAAGGCAGGTCCGGAATGCCTTGGAGACCAGCCTTGAGTTTGGAGCTTTCAATCTTGCTCATACTGTTGTCCACGGTGTGGCTCACAACGACTGGAGTGAGGAAGGTGTAAGACAGCTGGTACATGATGTGCCGGAGTCCGTGAAGCATGGGCTTCAGGCTGGCGCTCTCATTGGCGGTGTTGTCAAGATGGTCCCGAACCTTTGGTGGGGATCAAAACATGGGGCGATCAACGACATTATTGACGCTTATGGGTTGAAGCGTAACCGCTCAATCCAAGGTGTCAACATGCACCAGAAGACCGCAGAAGGCCTCCGCAAGGTTAATAACATCATGCTAAATGATGTCTACCAGCTTAGTGCTGGCAGCGTTAACAAGATGCTTGGCACCAAGATCTCGATGGATACCATCGGCAAGACGGGCTCTCTTGGTAAGACCCTCCGCAAGCTCAGGGGCTGGAGCAAGAAGAAGAATCTGACTGAGACCGAGAGAAATGAGATCAATGATCTTGCACGGACCAACGGTGAGTTCTTGCTTCGTGGTGGCGAGATAGCCGAGAGGTCAGACATGAGGCTGGCCGGTGAAGAGCTTATCTCTTTGGCAAAGCGTGGTGACACAAAGCAAATCCTGAAAGACCTGAATCCAGTGTTCAAGCAGGCTGCCAAGGAATGGCAGGGGGAGATGTGGAAGGACTTGGCCAAGCATGGTGTCGCTATGGCCCCACGAGTTCTGTCTTCTGCTGTCATAACTGAACCAGAGTTCTTTGGCTCGCTACTGTCTGGTGAGGGTGGAAGCTACCTGACCAAGCACGGGCTTGACTGGGTAGACATGGCTACAAGCCTGACGTTTGCCACGATGATGGCCAGTCACTCCGCATTTGAGACACCAGTTGCCGCCAGACCCATCACTGACAGCCGCTACAAGGGGTACATGCAAGCCAGAGCAATGCTTGCCGGTGTCCCTATCTCCCGCCCTGACGACTCACCCTTTGCTACCATCTCAATGGATGTTGCATTCAGAAAGTATCAGGATCTTACTGAAAAATTCTGGGAAAGCGAAGGGGTTAAGAAAAGGCTTGGACCACTCAGGGAGTCTGTGTTGAAGGCTCTGGAGACTGCGCCTGAGGGTGCTATCCCAGAGGGTGAGTTCGGTAAGAATGTAACTCACTGGCTCCGCAGACTGAATATAGATTCCAAGAACCTGTCTCCCGGCAAGATTGCTGCGGTGCAGGCCTTGTTCGAAGAGCACATTCCGCTTGGCGTGGGCGGCAAGGGTCCGGGCTATCTTGAGCTTGAAACATTTGACAGGATTTATTTCGGTGAAGAGTTGCACAAGCTTGGCCGGAAATATCTTGAAGTTGAGGGAGATCTTCTTGGCACGGTGATGCAGGCTGATGAGCAGAGTGCCAGTGCTATGGCCAAGAGCAAGATTGTCGAGCAAGCCGTCAAGGCTTTCCCTGATGTTCCAGAGGCTCAGGTCAGAAGTGCTGTAGATTTACTTGAGGCCAGAGCGAATGCTTGGGGTGTGGCTGAGGGTAAAGATCCAGCTGAGTGGTACGCCTCCCGTCTAGCGTCTGTCGAGAAGGGTGAGGGCGAGAAGAAGGCTTCGATTACATTCATGGAGGATGGCAGGGCTGTCATCCGAGGGCTGAATGCTCCCAATCTACAGTCCCTCGTTCATGAGATAGGACACCTCTTCAGGCGTGACCTGGGTGGAGAGCATCTCGCTATTATCGAGTCTGAGTTTGGTATCAAGGATGGCAAGTGGCAGAAAAAGCATGAAGAGCGTTTTGCCAAGCTCTTTGAGCGGTATCTTGAGAGCGGGAAAGCCCCCAACGACTCCATGAAGACTGTCTTTCAGAGGCTTTCTGGCTGGCTCAAGTCAATCTTCTCCACCATGAAGAAGAATGACACTCTCCCCGCAATGTCTGAGGGTGTCGAGAAAGCTATCCATAGCTTGTTTGGTACTGGCAAGATTCCTGTCTCTGCAAAGACTGGCCTACTCAAGAATAAGCGGCCACTGAGGATTGAGGTTGAGGGTGATGTCTCCACGCCAGCAGAGCTTGAGCTGTTTGCGAAGGCTGAACGTACCGGACAGTCTCTATTTCCCGGAGTGGTCCACGAAGTACTGACCGTAGATTCCCCTCAGCAGTCCAGAGAGCTTGCTGAGAGGCTTGGGGCTATTGATAAGGGCGTGGGGGACCACCTTGGTGGCGGGAGGGGCTTAGAGAGCCTCTCAGCTCTTCGTGACTTTGCTTACTTTGCCCCTCACACCAGAGTCCACGGTATCATGTCTGGAGAAACCCTGTTTCAGGGGGATACCCCCGAGCTTGAGGAGGTGAGAGGTCTTGTTCAAGATATTCACAAGATGTGGGGCGATGGCCCTGCGCTTGCTCCCACAGGTGATAGTCCTGCTGAGCGCATTATGGCGATGGTGGCGAAAACAGAGTCGGTCACAAAGGGGCGGGCAGTCAAGGAAGTTACCTTAACCCTTGCCCAGAGCAACGTCCTTGAGGCGAACTACGCCAAGGTCGGGGAGAAGGGGATCAACCTTCTCAATATTGCCGAGCAAACTGGAGTTGTCACCGGAAAGAACCTTGCATTGTTGGCTGGTGGAGACGTAACGAATGCGGCTCACCGGCTGGTCAACTCTCTTGAGATCATCGGTGCCGCTGAGCCGGGAGGCCAGCTGAAGGTTGATATCGGCCCTGCTGTTGAATCTGTTATTGGGGCTACTGGGGCTTTCTGGCTCAGGGATATGGTTAAAGAGATGAAGAAGGTTGGGATCTTGAGGGATCCCATGAAGGGTGTGGACGGTGTGCCGCCTGAGGATACTCTCAACGTCCTTAAGGCGATCGTGCTTGGCGGGAACTCCGAGGCCAGATACGATGCAAGTCAGCGGCTTTCCAGCATCATGCTGTCAGAGGGACATCTCCCTGAATCTGTTGCCAGAATAGGCAACGCCCTGAATCATGTTAACCCTGCATATGCATCCTACATCTACACATCGCTCAGCGGTATGGGCATCATCTCTCCGGAGATGAGCTTGATGACAGCGAAGTCCACCATTCACAAGGATGTCACGGCAAAGAGGATCAACGAGGCGATGGATGCTATCGAGGGTGAGTTCATGGCCAACGAGGTTCTCAGGGCTGACATTGAGAGCCGCTTCATGAATGAAGATGGTCGCAAGGTTTTCCAGATAAAGGAGAATCAGGGGTTTGAAATCACAGGACATCGTGACTTCATCTCCAATCTCGGCCTTGACCCTCGCATTGAGCGAGTTGCCCAGCTAATGACTCATGAGGCAATGAAGCGCAAGGTGGAGAAGGGGCAGGGCATCAGCCCGGAAGACATCAGGTCAGCTCTTGTTGAGGGTCTTCTTGGTGGCAAGGATGAGAATGGGGCCTACTCTTTCTCTGGTATCAGAGATCCTGAGTGGGTTGAGCAAGCCATTAAGCATGTGACTGAGGGTGGAAAGGCTCCTGAGATCAACGACTCTGTTCGTAATGGTCGTTGGGGTGGAAGCCCTGTGTCTGAGAAGATGCTCAATCACTTGGCCCATGTGGTCTCCCAGTCTACTGCCGGAGAGACCCTTACCATCACTGCGACTATGGCCGAGAACAAGTCAACCGGGAAGACCGAGTATAACTCAAAGATCAAGACCCGAGTGCATGGGTTCATCAGCCGTGGCCTTGGTGGTATGGTTGACGCTATCAAAAAGTCTGGGGCCACAGTAAGGACTGTTGACAAGATTGACGTTGAGAAGCTGAAGTATGTTCGGGATGAAAACGGTGAGTGGGTCAAGGATGGGAAGGGAGAGATGGTTCCGCTTGATAGTTTCGAGCCTATCCGTGAAGCTCTCGAGACCCTCGACGGCCTCAGCGCTCTCATTATTCCCGGCAACGCAGACTCGATGCTGGCCGTAAGCTTTGATGCCCCCAAGGCAAGGGAGCAGGTTCAGGGGTTACTTAATGAGCTGTTCAAGGTTGAACAGGGTGGAGGCAAGAGACTCAAGAGCTGGATGAAGTCGCATCAAGCCGAAGCACTGCTCAGCTTCTTGAATAGTAAGCCCGGATCTGCCAAGTGGGACGCTAACAAGATCAGTAACGAGCTTTCAATGGCTTGGCTGGGCAGTTCTGTTGATAAGGCAACCTTTGAAAATCTCCTCAATCCTGACGTTGCTGGCAAATCAATCGCTGATTACGCCAACAGGCTTAACAGTATCTATGGCCGTGACTTCATGCGCCTTGACTATGGTCCCGGCACGACTCAGTGGAAGAAGTTCAGGGAGAGTGACTTCGGTAAGCGTAAGCTGGCTGAAGATGCTGAGTGGGATGGTGGTCTCAATGTGTTCTTCTTGGAGAATGCCACACCTGAGATCATGGCTGAGATGAAAGCCGCTGGACTCAACAGGGCTCCTCTCGATGGTGCTGCGTATCTGAGACAGGATGCAGCCAGAGTTGCCGCTTATGTCATGGGTAAAGACTACAGTGATGCCTTCAAGGGGCAGTTCTTTGCCTCTCATCCTGATAGAGACTTCTTCTACCTCGACAAGCCCATGTTCAGGAACGACAGCTATACAGAAGCCTTCATGAACAAGCTGGAACAGCTGACTGGCCAGAAGATTGACATGGTGTCCATTGGTGACTCCACAAAGATCAAGCCGACTGGTGTTGAATGGGCAGATGTGAGGGCGCTTGAAGGCAAGAGTGAGGCAAAGCCACCACTAGAACTGAAGCCGTTTGAGTTGAAGATTGGCGAGCTTGGTAAGGGCACAACAGCTACAGTTGAAAAGAATCTATGTGTCCGGTGTGCAAACAAGGTCCAGCATCAACTGATGAATCAAGGGCTTGACTCAAAGGTTGTCATCATAGATGCGAAGTCTCCAGCCGGAAACTTTAACATTCAACACTGGGTTGCAGTAACCGAGATAGCTGGCAAACGGTACATTGTCGATCATCCACAGTCAGAGTTCATGGGTACTGGCACAGTGGAGGCTGGTGGTGAATTCAGAAATGCCATGGCTGACTGGCACAGTGGGGAGATAACTAGAGACTTGAGGAATCTGGATACACTGGTCAGAGCAATCGGGGTAGAGCTTAGAGAGATGTTTACCGGAAACTATGGTCAGGACGCTATAGATATGGGCGGAATGACACAAGGCAAGCCGCTTTTTACCGATGTGGTAAGCAGTGGTCACGAAAGATTCCCAACATATACTGGCAAATATGGTGACTATGAAGTGAGATTGGACACCAACTCCAATGATTTTGAGTACCGGAGCCTAGTGCCAACCAAGGGTATTGTTGTCAAGGACACTCAGTTCCGCCCGAGATTGATTGAGGCTACTCAAAAGGCAATGAAGGAAGCCTACGGCACAGGCAGCAAGAAGAGTCTCAAGGCAGTGATGGATGCTAAGATAAAAAGCAGCGAGATGCCTATAGCTGGCGGCAAGAAAGATGCATCTGCCTCTGTCATGAAGAACGCCCTCAATATCAGGGAACTTGGCCTCAAAGAGTTTGACCACAAGATCTATCCACTAACTGAGAGTCACGTTGGTGAGATCTTTAGCGTCGGTAATGATGCCCATGAGATGTTCTACAGGCTTAGGGAGGAGGGCTTACAGGCTCTCTATGCCCCTGAGGGGCCGTTCTGGAAGATGATGACGGGTGACATAGGGCCAGAGACTCTCGGCTCACTGGTGGGCGGGAGATTGGCCGAGGCTTCACTTGAGGATGCGGGTAGCATCTACCAGCGTAATGTTGTGGCTGATATCCTTGCTGCCGAAAGGATCAGTCCGGGGCTGTTCCTTGACCCGACAGATCTTTACGACACGATTGCCAACAGAAGCATCAAGCGGGGCTTGTTCAAGGCCAAGCAGCGTGGTGGCTTTGGAGCACACATCTTTGATGATCTCAGTGGAACACTCCAAAAGGGTCAAGTCCGAATACCATACGAAGTTGCCAGCCGCAGGCTTACCGAGAACACAAAGATATACGTTGGAGACAAACCATACGCCGCCAATGACGTAAAGTTGTGGGAGCAGGTAATCGAGGCGAGAGGTGGAGATAAAGAACAAGCTACAACTCTCGCAGAGTACTTCGGCAACAAGAAGTCCATTCAGGAATACAGGGACAAGCTTGACTTTGAGCTTGTAGATGCAATTGGTAGGCTTGAGATGGAGTTCGGTGCTGATGGCCCCAACACCCAGTCTCTTGGCGGCCTGCTTAAGGTCGTTGACCACCTTGCCAAAGACACTGCTTGGCACACTGAAGAGTTCAAGGGTATCGACATGCTTGGCCACTCGATGCCACGGACAGGGCCGCACGACAGGAAGCCCTTCCATGCAAGGGAAGTCGCTGAATCAAGGGACACCAAGTTTGTTGAGATGAACCACGAAGATATCACGAGGCTTGAGCGTGATACTGACGGTGACGTTGTCTACTTCCACTATGACACTCCACAGAAGTTGCGGGATCACATCAGTGAGATGTCAAAGTATGAGATCAACCCTGAGATCCTCACTGGGATGAAGGAGATCCTTGCCGATCCTGCTGGCTACAAGGATATGTGGGAGTACAACGCCTCGCAGCGTGAGTACAAGAAGCGTATCGGTATGGTTGCCAACTTTATGAGAGACGTTACCGCTCTCGCTCAGCTGGGTATCTCTTCAAGGGATGCTGATGGAAAGTACCTCATTGGTGGAGTCTTTGATGGGATAGAGACAACCAAAGACTTCCTCGATGTCATCAGTGGTAAGAAGCCAGCCAAGATAAAGCTTCCGGATGCCAAAGAAGGCGGGACCAGGGAAGAGTATTACGGAACTACCGACTCTGATTGGGGCGGAGCAACCCAGAGAAAGGATAGGGTTTACAGGGGGCAGTCTGGCGCATTCAAAGTAGATGCTGAAGGTAATCTCATTCTGCCTGCGGCCAAGGATGACATGTTCAGCCGCAGATTCCCCGGTAAGGGTGTTGGCACTTCAGTTACTGGCGACCTGAGTCAAGCTCGTGAGTATGCTATTACACGATTCAATGGCAAGGCTCGAGATGCTAAGGCAATGCGAGAATCAGAGCCAGAGACTTTTGACGTCTCCGAAAATATTGAGGGCGAGTCCACTCCAACTGTTGTCGAAATAGATAAAGCCACATTTGAAGCGGCCTTAAAGCGTGGCAAGGTGGAGACCTTGGAAGGTCAAGAAAGCTCTGTCGATGGACTTGCCGGGGAAACCAGAACTGTTTCTAGTGCTCCAATAAAAATCAAAGCTGGGAAATTCAAGATCAGCAAACTTGAGCCCGGAGGCAAAGATTTTGAGGCAGCTGTTGACGGAGAGATTCTCCCAGTCAAGGCTGGCAGCTACTCATCTACTGGCAAAGAGGTTGATCACTGGCTTACTACCAAAGTGGAGATGCCTGACGGGACAAAAAAAGAGCTCTCACTCCTTGAGTACATGTTCCTCAATTCCAAAGCCTATACCGATGGCAAGAAGATGAAGCTCAAGCCAGCATGGCATGGGGCCAAGGGTGAGGTTACTCCCGGCTGGTACAAGACTCTTTGGGAGATGGTGCTTCCGGCACACGGCCTCAAGACTGGAGAAAAGGATGCTGGCGAGGCTGCAAGTACCGCAATTCAAGCCACGAGAAAGGACTTCTCAAGGGGTCTTGGTGACATAAATAGAGTCATTCAGCCTGATAGAGCCAACGCAAAAGAGGTTGGCATTGTGGCAAAGATAGAGGCTTTTAACACCCTGAAGAATATCGTTGATGGTGGTAGCAATCTTGATATGAAGCGGCCACTAAGCTTTGGGGCTGATGCCAAGGGAAGACTCACCGTTAACAACGGAACGCTGACTCACAAGATGGTCGCCACAGCTGGCAGCCTGTTCAGTGATCTCTACTCCATGAATCCCGCCAACATTGACAGCTACTTTTCTGTGATCACGAGCGGGTTGCCAGAGATCCGCCGCATGGAAAAGGAGGGCTTGCCATCAGAGGTCATCGACAACTACAGGAAAGAGCTTGTTACTAGGGCTGAGGAGACTTCGCTGACTCCAAAGATTACCGGAGGAATGCACAGAGTCTACACTCAAGAGCTGTTCTCCAGATACTTGGCCAATGACCATATCAGCAATGCTTCTTCCATAGTGCCTGAAAAGACAAAGGAGAACAAAGACTCCATCAAGGTGCTTGAGCGAGTAGAGGAGACGCTTTGGGATAACGTCTCAAAGAACTCCATGATGGTGAACGATCTTGGCACCATGCTTCGTGGCTACACCAACAATGGCGTGATGAGGACTACATCGAGGAACCTTGCTGAGAATCACCAGTTCTCTCACATCACACCGACAAAGGTCGGCAAGGCGTGGGAGTTCAAGGGACTGACTCAGGTTGATTTGCAGTATGGGATTGCAAAGGCAATAGACAGGCTGTACAACCCCGAGGCATATATTGGCAAGCTCCACTCTGAAAAAGCAAGAGGGGCAATACACACTGCTCTCGGAACAAGGCGTGGGGTGACGATACCGAATGCGACATCGTATGACACCATCATGCACATCCTGCTTCAGCTTCATAATGGCGCTGTTGGCCCGCTGGGTAAGCAGGGTAAGGCTGGCAGGTGGGGTAAGGTTCCAAGATTGGTCCACAATGGCACTAAGTGGGTAGGCGTTGCAATGCCTATGCGCTCTCCTGATGCCGCCATCTATGAGCCCCGTGGAGCCAAGGCTGCTGCCGTTAAAATTGGCAAGATGATGCAGGCGAATGTTGGTAAGGATCTTAAGGGGCTTGAGCTTAAAGATACGGCCATCTTCTACACTGCTGATGGCCGAGTCAAGTATGTCTCCAAGAGCGCTCTTCGTGCCATTGCTCCAGAGAATTCCCCGCTCAGGGCTATCGCCAACACTGCCTATGATGGGCAGGTCTACTATGCCGAAGACTACAATGTGCCAGCCTTCAACAAGATGCTTACTCAGTCAACGCTGGACACGAACTACCGGTCAGACAGGCTCTTCAGGTTGGACCTTGAAATCCAGAGCGCAGAGCTTCGCAAGGAGCTTGAGCGTGGACTACAGAGACCAAACAGGAAGGTGTCTCAGGCTGTCATCATTGAGGACACTGGAGCGCAGCCCGCTGAAACCTTCTATCACTCTGGGGAGATCTCAAACAAGAAGCTGGTCAAGCTTCATGAATCTGAGCGTAAGCTTGCGGAAGAGATTCTGGACCATCCGATCCTTGGTGGGGTAATCAAGGACATGTACTTTGACCATGGCGCAAGGGTCGAAGAAGCCATGAAGATGATCTCTGACATTGGTGGCTATACAGCCGGTCTTGATGTTCCGACATGGAAGAATCTGCGTGATGCTCGATACAACCTTGAGAAGTCACTGGGGAGAATGGGTAAGGGTGGAGTCAACTTGTTCCTTGAGAAGACCCTGCTACCAAGGTCATTCGTTAACCGTGTTCCCATCCTTAAGAGATGGTACAAGGACTGGATCAGGGCTTCAGCTCAAAAAAGAAACGCAGCCAAAGTTGTCGCAGATGTCCAGAAGCATATCTACGATATCTTTGACGGCATCTTGAATACCAAGGGCAACATCTTCCAGCGTCCCAAGATTGCCATCAGGGGCCTTAGTGCTATGGCACAACATACCAAGCATAAGAAGCTGGTTGCCGAGCACGCTGACCTTGAGCGAGCCGCTCACACGATTGAGTATGATACAGAGATGGACCACATTCCTGTCAATCAGCGCAATCAGGTGATGAGTCAGGTTGAAGGCAAGGTGTTGCCACACGATGCCCCCAACAGGGTCAGGACGGCTTACAAGCAGCTACAGAAGGGGCAGAATCCAGAGATACCTGCCAGTCGAGATGTGTGGAATAGGTACTTGAAGCTCAGGGAAAGGATAACTGAGCTTGAGGAGGTCATCACCAGCGCTGAGGCTGGTGGAGTTGCAGCCGTAGCCCTTGACACGTTCCTTGGGAGGCTCTCCGGCTCTGGCTCAGTCGTGCGTGATGAGCTGTTTGGCAGGGACAAGAAGGCAAGGCTCAGGGCTCTTAAGCGGCTCGGGATTGATGCAAGCCCTGTTCACCACAGGCTCCCGAAGCATAGCAGAGTCATCTTTGTTGATCGAGATGGAGAGAGCATCTATTCAGGTCAGCTCCTTGGGGAGGCAAGCAAGGATACCTACAGGATCTCTGTCAGCCGAAAGGATGGGGACAGACCCGAAATCATCGTGGTTGACAAGGACTTGGTTGATGTCGCTCACGGCAAAGCCAGAGAAATGCAGGGGACTATCGACGAGGCTATTGCTCGTGAGGCAAAGGTTGAGAGGGCCCAGACGATAAAGGAGATCACCGATACATTCGGTGCTGATACAGCGAGCAAGCTTGAGAAGCTCTCAGTTGAAGTTGCGGAGATGCACGAAAAGCTTTGGCCGATAGTGCAAGACTCTCACGCTCACAACGTGGCCTACACTCGTTACAGGCTCAGGCATGTTGGTGTGTCCGAAAAGGAAATCACCGAGTTCATTGAAAAGTACATGCCGCAGCTTCGGGCAAGCAACATCTCTGTTGGCTACATGCACAGGGTTCGTCCCGGTGCGGTGTACACCAGCTCGCTGGCCAAGGAGGCTTGGCGTGATAAGACGCTGGTTGGTGATGTTACTGGCAGGCTGTCAGACTTTGAGAGGCTCATGGGCCAGTGGACAGCAAAACAGGAGCACATATTCGCTCGTGATCGGAGCCTTAAGAAGCCGCCGACCTTCTTGGAGTATGCTGACAAGTATTATGAGGAGTATGGCCAGTATCAAGGCACCCCCTACATTGCCCCGCCAATGGGAGCCATCAGGAGTCGTGTTGGTGTTCCGAGAAGCATGGAGGGTGAATTCAGCTGGAGGTTTTCTCCGTCAGCAACCATGAGCATCGAGACCTATGGGGCTCAGGTTCAGAGTGCGGCTTATGTTTCCAGAATGAATCACAATTACGAACGAGTTTTGAACTGGGTCCACAACTCCAAGCGTGTCCTGAATGGCCACGTTGGTGGAGAGTTTGCCAAGCGCAAAGAGTGGCTCAAGGCTGTTACAACTATCGGTGAATTCTTTGAGCGCCACCGTAGAGACTCCCTCTTTCACTCATTGGATGAAAAAGGGGAGAGACGCAGACATATCGCCAACGCCATCTTGGCTTGGCAGGCCTTCGCAAAGATTGGGTATAATCTCAAGACTATCGTCCAGAACAGCACTCAGGCTTTGATGCATGGCACCAAGGTTGGCTGGTCTGCAATGATGGCGGGTAAGGCATGGATGGAGACTGAGGAGGGTAAGCGCATCCTCCATTCAGAGGCTCTTGATTGGGATCCGTCTACGGCTCCCTATTTGCTCCACAAGGAAGACTCTATCTTTGATGGGCTGTTCCAAGGGGTCAGGCCTCGCCATTGGACAGAGAAGCTTATAAAGAGCATGGACACATTTGTGGATAAGAGCCAAGCTCTTCGAATGCTTGCAATGAGTGAAATGAGTCTGCATAAGTGGGCATTCTCGACAGCCTTCAGTCAAGCGAGGTCGTCAATTGGAGAAAATGAGGAGATTCGTTCCGCCTTTGAGCATCTTCCCGAGACCGTGGCCGCTCGTGAATTGGCCGCTTCCCGCAATGGGGAACAGTTCGATAGGTTTGCCTATCTTCAAAGGTTTGGTGTTCACGAAAGGGAGCTGGACTTGTGGCACGGAGAGACTGGCGGTTCTCCGGGGTCGCTTGAACCTGCGGACAGGTACTGGAAGAAAAAGTATCAGGGCTTCCTTGAGAAAAAAGCGATCGACATTGCCCATGATGCGAGGATCTTCATAAACGGAGACTACTCTACAGCTGGTAGACCGGAGTGGTTCCGTACAAATTGGGGTAGATTCATCTTCCAGTTCAGGCTGTTTGATGTGATCTTTGGAACCTATATGGCAGAGAGTGGCAATGAGCTTGCCAGAAGAACCAAGGATGAGTACAAAGCTTTCAAGGCTACCCGAAAGATGACACCTGAGCAGAAGACTGAGTACAGGGAAGAGGCCGGTCTCTCTGGTGATAGTCAGCACTTTGCTGGTCAGGGTGTTGTCCCTGAGGCTGCATGGATGATCAGGCTAGGTGCATTGATTCCATTCCTTCAGGTAGTCTCAGGTGTTCTTAATGCTGATATGGGTGGATGGTTTGAGCCTACAGCCATATCGATTGTGCAGGGAATGGCAGACTTTGTCTCTGATGATGAAGAGAAGCGCAAGAGGGCCTTCTATAAGCGTCCAGTTGCTTCGCAGCTGAGTGGTCCAGCTATCAGTGATATGATGGACATCATGGCATGGATGGGCTTCCATAAGCTCCAGAATGATAGCAGGCTTTCTCAGTTCTTCTTTGGTTCAAAGATTTGGGCGGACACTCCGCTTGAGGAGAAGGAGAGGAAGCTTGCAGAGAAGTTCTCTTCGGCTGGGTCGAGGTACGCTTTCAGGACATTGCCGATGATTGCTAGGGGGCAACAGGCTGAGGCTCTGAAGCAGATGCTCATCAGTCCTGACTATGCTGGCATGAAGAAAGTTCAGGGCTTGCGTGATGCCAAGGATAAAAAGGAAGTTGCCAAGCTCTTGTTCGGTCTTGCCAATCCTTTGAATTGAGGTTGACATGAAATTGAGTGAAAACTTTTCAATGCATGAGTTTCAATGTCCATGCTGTAAGGGTGTCTTCAACTTGCAGGTTGGACTACTTGACAAGTTGGAGGATTTCAGGGAGGTTTGCGGTGAAGCCCTGCGAATCAATAGAGGTGGAGGAAGTAGATGCCCAGCCTATCAGGCGGCGATCTACATCAACAAGGGCGAAGAGCCCATCTGGACAAGTCGTCACCTCAAAGGGGAAGCGGCGGATATCTCGAAAATTTCTGGTGGGGTTTTTACTGACCGGGAACTGGAGCAAGCGAGACTTATCTTTGGCGGCGTTGGCGCTACAGAGAGTCGTGAATGGATCCATGTCGATATCAGAAACAGCCAGAAGTTCTGGCACTACCAAGGGGAATGAATGATGGGTGTACAATACACTGTCGTAGAGAAGACTCGCATCCTTGCAACTCCAGGCACTTACGCTGCGGCTGATCAAGTTATAGTTGAACAGTATGTCAGAGAACTCTTGGAGGCTGGCTGGAGCATCCAAACGATTCTTGGCATGACTGCTGCACACAATACTCATGCTGTTATGGTTTTGGCGACAATCAAGCAAGAAGGGGTTGCCAGTGATCCAACTTATCCCGGTGCCGCCAAGAGTGGAGTCTTGGAAAGCACCGTTCCGGGACAAGTTGATATTGGTTGGGACAATCCATTCAACTGGGACATTGAAAGGGTAAGGATCTTCTATGGCTCAAGTGCTACTCCAGCCTATGAGGCTGGAACTGAGTTCACTGGATCCCCATTCACTGCCGCTGCATACATTGGAGATGGAACTACAGGTATAACTGCCAGTGGGGCTGTCGCTACTGGAACGACTCAGTATTTTGGGATATACGTAGTCGATAATGCTGGTCAGGTATCAGACGTTCTTGATCTTGGATACATAACTGTACGATAGGGGGGCAACATGGAGAACGCTCAAAAGGTTCATGTTGATACGATGGCTTATACTGCTGGTAGGTTTCAAGATGCTCTTGATGATGGCTGGACTTTTGTCAGTAGGCTTAAGCCGATTGCTGTTGGCACCAATACTGGAGACTTTGCCATCTTCATCAAGAAAAGCTCTGCTGACTCGGAGTCCTTATAGCTTGACCCCAGAGGCGGTTTGGCCACTCTAGTAGTGTCACGGGACCACTTGACCCGATATCGCCTCTGGGGACATTTAAGGAGCTGTGAATGAAACTCAATCAAAACTTCAAGTTGAGGCTTAATCTTTTGAAACTCTTCAAATGGATTTGGAAAAAGAGAGCTGGGCAAAAAAGTGAAAAACCCCGATGAGGGTGATGATTGAGGAGTACTGGCCTGTAGCCATGATTTGTGTGGCCGCAGGTCTTCTTCCATTTGATGCTTGGGAGATCTCAAGTCAAGCCCCAGTAACGACTTGGGAAGAATATGCTGCTGATTCCACTGGTCCAATCTACTCGCTCGATCCCCTTGAACCCGGAGTTGGGGAGTGCTGTGAAGACACTCTCTGGGTGCTTGTCTGGCTGCCCGGACATGCTGTAAGTGTTGTTGAGGGTAACCCTGAAGACTACTTCCCGCCTGATTCTCCAGCCAGTAGTGGTTGCGGTAGATTTTTTTCAATCAAGCGAGACTAAAAAAAAGCAAGCCCCCAGTTGGGGGCTTGCTTTCAGGATACAGCTCACTGGCTGGGTTATCCCGTTCTGATATCATCCGCCCTCAAGAGTCGAATTCTTTCTTTGTCACAACCGTCTCGTGTCGTAACATTGAGGCTTCCATCAAGCCTTACGATTTCTAGCTCATAGGCGGCCATCTTCTTTGCGACAAGATTCTTGTATCTTGTAAAATCAGCAGCAAACTCCCTGATTATGTCTTCAAGCTGATTAAACTTCCTTTCACATCTTGAGCATGGTTCCCAAACTGTATCACGATTCTTGTTTAGGCCCATATTTTTTGCCTTCTTTCAGGTTGAGAAGAATCTTACGCTGTCTTGATTGCCACTGTCTCCACTTGTTGCCAGAGCAGGTTATCCCCCGCTCTTTCATGATCTTTCTTTTTGCGATAGTGAACAATGCGTTTGTCACCTTTGGCTCAAGGCCGAGCATCTTCCTGACCTCACTGTAAGTGTATCCCTGCTCCACTAGCGGCTTGACTTGGTTTTTCTGCTCCTCAGTCAACGGTGTCGGCTCTGGAGCTGGATCTTTTGATGGATTAAAAGTGTTGAGACTACAGCAGTCTCTTGCCAGCTTGCTTGTGACATATTGCATTCCACAGATACCACACTGATATGAGTGGCCAGTAGCATCGGCAAGCGGTTTGCGCCCTTCGTCTTCTCCAAGTATTCCAATCCATGTGCCGCCCTTATCTATTGAGATGTTTTCACTCATCTTCCATCTCCGCCAGTGTCCAGTTTTCCAGGTCCCGCACCAAGTCTAAAGCCCGGTCATGGTCCTCAGTTAAGTCTGTGTCTTTCATTGTTCTCCTTATGGCCAATCAGTTCTTAATAGCCAAGGTCTTCCGGGCTTCTTGAGTCTCACGTTCCACGCAAAAATCACACATGGAATCGAGTCTCCCGGTAGCGTGTATTCGTAGATGATCTGTGGCCCGTTAGGGCTCGGACACGCACCCTCGGGGAGATAGTCTCCCCAAGGTTGACCAATCGAAAAGATTGGTTCGCATCCGGCCCATGATGGAAGCTCTTCCCACTCCCCCGGTATCAAAAGGCTCAGCAGGGCGATAGTCTCCACCGGCTCACATTTTGTGACGACAGAGTCGGCAGTACCAAAACCTACCCTGTCATTACCGGACGTACACCCCGCTGAGCCAAAAAGCAAAATCAGTAAAAGAATTATCACCGTTGGCATTGAAAGCACTGACATGAAATAAAGAGCTTTTTCCCACTTCTTCATCTTGAGCGCCCCTTTGAGGATATTGTTCTCAGCCATAGCTTTTGTATTGTTTTCAAGCGTTGAACTCAGGACTTCATGACAGTCGGATTTCCAGTTCCTGAGTTCAAGGATCTCTGCCAGCAACTGAGACTCCCTACCCCTGTTCATTTCTTGCTCCCTCTTGGAATGTGATCAGCATTCCACAGCTGCTACACGTTCCTTGATCTCCGCCGTAAGCCGACCTTCTCAATTGGACAATGTTTCCACAGTTGCAGCTACATACAGTTTGTATCTCTTTAACCAGACACCGTTTGAGAACAAAGCCATCTATTCTGAAAACAGTAGAGCCGAGCATCTCTCTTACATAGCTCTCGGTTTCAACCATTGCTCCAGCTGCTGTGCCTGCCTTGATTGCCGGTATTGCAAAGGTTTTTGCAATGTTTTCATCTCTCAAAAAAGCCACTACCGATCCCGTCCACAAGTACATAGTCCTCCTTTAATGACGGGGAGGGGCGGCCCTCCCCATTGAGTTAATCCTTCAACCACCAATCCCTCGTAGAGATGAGGATGGTTCTACCATCCCCCGTAACGAGTTCAGCGCCTCCCTGATCCTTCCACTTGATCTGCTTGATGGATCCCTCCAGATCCACTCCGCACAGCTTCAGGGCTGTCACAATGGATCTAGCGCCATTCTCTCGTTTTACTGCTTTGGTATGATGAGGATGTTTCGGATCTTTGAGGCGTGGCTTTCTGATTCCAGAAATCCTGAAGTCACACCTATTGGCAGCTTGCCTTTGAACGGCCTTCCAAGACCTCTTGGGATAGATTGCTGTTTCTTTACAGGCCATGTCCCAAAGATCATTGGAAAGCATGCCTTTGTTGAGATTAGCACCCTTCAACTTTTTCAACCAGTCTATCCTGAATTCCAGCTCTGCCATAGGCAGCATTCCTCTAATCGCTCTTGTCATTGGTCCCCCCGTTAAGATCAAAGAAAACAGCTTTCACTCTCCGAGTATTGGGATCGGCGTAAAACTCCTTCAACTCAGATTCTGATTTGCCGGTCTGTAGACTCAGATCCCTGATCTTATTATTGAACTCATGGTTTTTAAGCAATACTATTGCCCCCGCATTATCTGCGAGTCTTGCTGGAAACCCTGCAAATTTTGCAATGGCTCCCTTGTTGCTGGTGCTTAAAGAGACTGGCACCAGAACACACGCTACTGACGCTCCTTGTTCTAAAAGACCCATGACTTCATCATAGATCTTTGCCAAGTTGTTTTCAATCTCCATTGAAAAGGTCCGCTTGGTTTTCAAGAGCGTAAGCTTCTACTTCTTCGGCATCTCGTATCTCTCTAAATCTAGAGATAAGCCATCGTGTTGAGTCATTCAGCGTGGCTAAAGCTCCAGCCCTAGAGACATATGTTACGCCCCTTCTTGATCTAAACTTCTTCTTCATCAGTGATTCTCCCTTTTGGTCGAGAAGCCTGATTTCTAGAAAGGCTACTGGCAGTCTTTCGTCTTCCATGGTCCTCCAAGTGGGGGTACAGGTGCTGCTAGGAGGCTCTTCTATTTGAAGACACCTGCACCCCCGAATTCAGCTACCCTTCATCAACGAAAGTTGCGGCTTCATCTGATCCAGCAATGTTTTCAAACTCAGCCCTGATGATGTTCATACTTCTAGCACTTGCTTTGATCATGGCAAAGCTATCATCCATCTTGTCCATGTGTCTGTCGGTCAAAGCATTCAGCGTCTGCCAATAGTCTGCACCTTCTCCAGCCAACTGCAACATCCTTACGGCTGCCTGCTGCTTGTATTTGGCAGTGTACGTTGTCCCCTTGGTTGCCTTGACTTCTTTGTAGATGTCATAGAACGATGTCTGACATGCTGTTGTCTCAGCCCAGTTGCGCCACTCTTCAATGGCGTTGTCATCATCGGCTGCCAAAGCTTCAAGCATGACATTGACCTGTTCGGCATAAACCGTTTCATCAAAAGCCCCTGAATGCCGAGAATGGATCTTGAACTCCGCTCCGGGTGTTACCATTCCGTTCAGGCAGGCTAGGTTGTGCCACGAACCATTTGTCCAGACCCCTCGACTAAGATCATGGCTCGACTGAACAACGATGCTACGCCGCACTGCTTGCCCCAGAATACCTTCCTTGATTGGATAGTCGTCGCCAAAGAGGACTTCCCAGCTGGCGTGTTGCCCTTCACCCTTCTGGGCGAATCGGACGCTGACATTGCCGGTGTTGTTCTCAAGCCATCCCAAAATGGGACTGATCAGCTTTTGATACGATATCGGCTGATATTGACCTGTGCTGTAGCCCAGAATGTGGCCACTATCTTTTCTTGTGATGGCAAATCTTTCTGTTGGCTGACCATCGGCAAGAACCATCTGCCTTTTTGCAACCTCAAAGTCCCATGGCAAAGATCCGGGCGTTGCGCCCGTAATCTCTTCCATTGTCATCATGTTCATATTGCTCCTTCAGGGTTTCATGTCCCATTTGTCTCTGTAAAGCTTAAGCTGCCCCAGACAGGCGTTAAGCCTGCCTAGAGCAGCATCGTATTCATCATCCTCCGGTCCTCGTGGACCCTGTGACTCGATAAGAGTCCTACTTGCTCTCATTGCAAGATCCATCTGTTCTATCATCACCTTGAAATGTGGCTGATATTTGAAGGCTTGAAAGATTGTATCATGCAACGATAGCCTCGCTGGTTCCAATGGAGCCAACTCATCCTCAAGCATCAAACTTGGCCTTGATCTCAGCCAGCATCTCAGCTCTTCCGGCAGCCTTGCCTTCGTTGAATCGTTCGCTCTCGTCACCGCTCTTGAGCGATTTGATTGTTGCCTTCTGGTCTGCAATGATCTGGAAGAGTCGATGGACAGACTGGGTGTACTTTTCACCAAGACCACATTTGTTGTTCCAGTCCTTGTAGTCACCGAGTTCTGTCTTGTGAAGAATCCTGCTGCCATCATCGTTTATGACGATGTCTGAAAACGCCCCTTCGCTGGGATCCCATGCAAATGAAAACTTCTCTACATGATACATATATCCTGCGGCTTGGCTGTCGTGGCTTCCATTTGAAACCCAGTCGCCATAGTCTTTCGTCTCATCCGCTGTCAGTACTCTGATCGAATCCTCGTTCATGATCATGTGAAAGGTGCTCAGCTGCAAGTCAGCATTGCTTTCGTTGCCCTCTTCGGCATCATCAACGCAAAAGGTGTTGTTGTCCAGCTCGCTCTCCAAGTTGCTCAAGTCATTTCTGACGTTACTAATTGCTTCGACCACTTCATTCAGAGCCTTATCGCCAATGCTGTCCAAATTGGTTTGGGCATCATCCAGCTGACTGCTGACTGATTCCATTGTACTGACAGCACATTCTGCCTGTTCTCGTAATTCACTCATACTTGTCCTCCATGTGGCTGTCTATGAGTCGTTCATAGTGTTCAGCCTTAAAGTCTCGATTGTAGTATTCGCAGTTTTCATTGTCACAAACTGGGCTGTCCCCGTCTTTGTCAATGAGTTCTTCTTCGCATTTTGTGCAAGTTGTTGGGTCGTCAAACGGGTGGTTCATTTTTGTCCCACTCACGTTTGGTCTTTAGCCAGTAGTTGTGTAGATCGTTCCAGTCATCACAGTGTACGCAAATCAAAAAGCCTCTTTTACCTTTCTCGTCTAGGGTTACAATGGGGATCTTTTTCTCACCGATCGCCTGAGCTTTGGCTTTGCGATAGATGGTGAAGATGGCGTGTGCTTTCGAGTATTTGTTTTCGATGAACAGTCTTGGATGCATTGAGTCAGAGCCTGTCACCTTCTTGTCAGCTCCACTGAGTGGATTCCTGACTGTGCCAAAGAAAGTGGCGGTTCTCCTCTCACTCCTCTTCCAAGCTTTTTCCATTTTTGACTCCTTAAAGAAAAGCCTCGACCCATCGAGTCGGAGGACTTGACGGGCCAAGGCTGTTACCACCTATTCGGATTTGGCTTCTTTGAAATATCCTTTCCACCAAGGACTTTGTTGAGCATCGTTTGATATGATCTCACGTTGGCTCCTTGTCTCTCTATGGTGCAATCAGGACATAAGGCATATCCGAGATTCTCTACGCTGTTGGCAATCTGTGTGACTGATATTGACTTGCCACACTTCTCGCAGCTAGAAGTCGAGGAACTCGTCTTCATCGCTATCGGCTCCGGACCCAGCGTATCCTCCACTGGGAGCTGCGCCTGCTCCCGCTGCTCCCTGAGCTGATTGAGCGTTTTCTCCTTGAGTTGCGCCTCCCTGACCGCTCGCTCTCTCAGCTCCGTCTCCAGGTCCGTCGTCCAAGGAACGAAACCAGTCAACATCACATACTGTCCGCTCCTTCTGTGTCTTCCGGTCTATGAAGCTACGATGCTTTGCCTTGGCAAAGACACGCTTACCCTCAAACCACGGAAGATCAGGGATCTCAAGAACAGAAGAGCCAAGCTTTGCTTGTTCTTTTGGAGAGATAAATCTGTTGGGATCACAGGAGTGGAGCAGCCATCGAAGGTTGAGCAGCGAAGGCTGTGATGTGCTGCCATCATCGTTTGTTCTTGGAGGGCTCAGTAAGATGTTGGACCAGATGATCCGGCCCTCATACTCACCAGCTTGAATCTTCAGACCGAAGCTTATCCGTGGGATATTCTTCTGCTTGCCGACAGTGTCTTCACGAGACCTATCGACTACAACTTCGTACCAGCCCTCAGGGATCAGTTCATATGTCCCTGTCCGAGAGCTGTCGTACTCTATTTTCCTCATCCTTCCTCCGTTTCCTCGATTTCAAGTTTTGTCAGGTTGTCTATCATTGACCCCAAGGTCACCATGATTGTTCTTATTGACTGCTCTGCATCAATGAAGAACTTCTTTTGCTCTGGCATCCAGCCATCAAAGCCAATCTCTTGAACTGCCAGCATCTTGTTGTGAGTGTTGTTGACGATTGCCATGTTTGACTCAGCTTGCTGGAGCAGCTTGCTCGCCATCCCCGACCCCCTCACTTTTGTCAGCATCGCCAACAGTCTCCGGCTCTTCAGGATGAAACTGCTCTGTCTCATCGCTGGTCTCCTCCTTGTTGTCGGCAAAGAGAGATTCAAACTGCTTCCGGTTCTTCAAGATGTCATCGTAAAAAGGAACAATGAGCCCTTTAAGCTCAGGAAGCCTTGAGCCAGAGTCAACCATATCGTATGGCTGAAAGTTGACTACATGCTCATCGTCTGTGATCTGGCAGAATCCGAGAGCGTCCATCTTTGCCGCAAACATGCGACTCAGCTTGCCCGGAAGGTCAACGCTTCTGCTCTTGAATGTCTCATCAGTGGTTGCCAGCTTCTGGTGACCAATGTAGAGGACAAGATCGAAGCGATCGTCTAGGGCTTTGCGGAATTGTTGCATCTTTGCTCTCGATGCTCCCCAGTCAGCTCCGTAAGAGCCTTCGCCCATCTGTGCGATGCCTTGTTCTTTGCAAACCTCTGCCTCAAACCAGCTGTTCACTTCATCGACAGTGTCGATTGCAATTCTCTTGTAGCCTTTCTTGTAGGCTGACTTGATTGCCTCTCGCAGCTCCTCAGCGTTGTGTGGTCGATACCTCAACGCTCCGTTGTAGTGATCCAGCCCTCCTTCGCAGTCGATGACTACATCGCAGAGGGACAGGGCCAGCATGGACTTACCAATCTTTGGTTGTCCGTAAATCAGCACGGCTCCATTGAGCCCCGGTTTGCGTTTGACTACTTCAGGTTCCATTGTTTTCCCTTCTATCTATGGCAATGTTCATCTTTCCAAAGACGGACAATGCTCTCTTGTTGAAGAATTTTACGACCACTGGCTTGAGGTCAAGATCATTTTTAATCGTAGCCATGTATTCAACTAGCTTTGAATCCACGAGCATCTGAGTGTACCCAGAATCCTTTCTAGTCAAAGAAGTATCTGCTTTAACTAGAGCCTTGATGAGATATCTCACCATGTTCACTTGAGCAAGATGCAGATAGGCTTTTAGATGCATTCAAGACTCCTCAAGTGCTGAACATCTTCTGGTCCAAGAGTCATTTCTGTACCATCAAAATGATGAGTCTCCATATGTCCTTCTGCCTCGATCACCATGTTACTCAGAAGAGTTGAACTTGAATATTGTTCATTCAAGCTTGTGATGGCTAAAAAGAATCTGCCAAAATCATTCCTGAGTGTATTCACGACATGATTCTTCTTGGTTTGCGATAGCGTGGGGCTATACTCAGTTCCCCAGTCCACCAAGATGCTGCAAAACTTCTCAAGCCCTCCACTTTCCATCAATCTCTCAGGATGGATTGCTATATGTCGCAATATTCCCATCACCTCCGCATCTATGACATAAAGATGCTCTTTCATGTGACTGACCTGTGCCTCAAGCACCTTGATCTTCATGAGAGCTTCTCTATGACTGTGTGGAGGCTCAGGGCGATATCCTTGAGGATTACTCCCACTTCATCGTTAATGCCTTCAGCGTCGTCCTGAGGGAATGGTGTGGCAGTGTACTCATTCAGCTCTGCATCAATGTCGCTGTAGTTGAACTTGGTGTGAACGATGAGATCATTCAAGCCCTTCTGGACATCTTCCCGCAGCCGATCGTAGTCAATCGCATCCTCATCTTTGGTCAGGCCCAGATCTCTGATATTATCAACAATGACTTCGGCAGTCAGTGAGTCATCCATCGTGGTCAAGGCTGCGATCATAACCGCAGCCGTCTTGGCGTTACCTTCTAGAAATTGCATTTGTCCTCCGTAAAGAAAGCCTAGACCCCAAGGTCTAGGCAGGTTGGCCTTACAGGCCCAGTTCAAGCTGATCGTCTACCAGCTCATCATCATATCCAACGCCGATAAGAATGTCGCAAGGCAGATCGCCAAGAATATCTCTCTTCCGTGCCTCAGCGAAGATATCCGGGTACTCAGCCTCGGCCTTGTCGGCAGGGTGTATTTCCGATAGTACTTGGTGCTCTGCCAGTAGTCTTGCTCGTTCATAGGATCCCGCCCTTTCTAGAGTTATCCGCAAGGCAAGCAGTCTCAGCTCGTTCTCGTGGTTTGTTGTGGTTCTTTTGAAAATAAATCCAAGGATGTTCCGCAAATGTGTGGTATTCAAGTCAGGAATTGGGATGAATCCTTGGCGACACCTCCATGTGGGTGTGCCTTGGGTCATTGTTGCCTCCTTCAATGATAAAGTCCTCCAGCCATTTGGCCAGAGGGCTCAGCAATCAGCCTACCATTTGACGCAACAGTTTAAGAGTGTTGCTCCTCCACACCTCAGCGGTGTAAATGGACAGGGCCGGAGTTGCACCGGCGACCCTCACAAGCTCCATGGCATTCGCCCCCAGAAGGCTCACTTGTGCGCTCTTTTCTCCCTGAGCTTACCTGTCCGTGTCAGAGCGCCCTATTTGGCCTGTGCGGCCACCAACCCTTCAAGCAACTCTTTCTCCGTGGGCATCCCGGATGTCTTCTCAGCGTGATTGAGGGCCTTCCTGAAGAGAAGGAGACACCGCAGTCTCATCTGCTCCATCTCCTTGAGGAGATCCTTGTTACTGGCCTCATCCAGCGACTCGTCCTCTTTCGACAGAAAGAGCAGCGCTGCCATGCTGCTGAAGAATATCTCCAGATATACGACACATGTCATGTCCGGAGGAATAATCTTCATCATTTCCTGACTGGCCACCCACTTCATCAGAATATTCAGAGTCGGATACGGCCCTACTTTCACCCAAGACTCAAAATCGGAAGGCATTTCCATGAAATCAGAAAGCTTTCCATCCTTCATGGCCCAAAGAAGTTCATTTAAATCGTTCATTTATTCTCCTAAATAGGTTGATTGCACTTGTTTAAGGAATCATAGCCCCCCGGCATCGGGAGGCTATGATTGTCATGCTGGTTGAATAGCAGATAGATGGCATCGTAGCGAGAACTATCCGCTCCGCCATCAGTGCCAGCAGCATCGCTGTTGTGCAGGGTTGATGACCCCTTCATTTGACGAGTGGTTTGCCAGCTCTCGCCAGTGCCGATATCACTCGGCTCGTTCCTTTGCCCTTATCAGGGCTGCCATAAATATTCCAAAGCCTCCAATGAGGAGTCCTGCGCTTAGAATCAAGTTCATGCTACGCCTCCTTATTGCACTTGTCGTCAGGTTCTTCGCCCGCAGCAAGCGGGCGAGGGGTCTGATGGTAGTGGTAGTGGTAGTGGTGGTGGTGGACGCTGCGGCGCAGCGTCCTATCAACAAGCAGCGAAGCTGCTCATTGAAAGAAGCTACCCCGCCCTTAGGCGGGGTAGCTTCAGCTGATGCGCTACGCAGCATCAGCGGCGGCGATGGCCGCATCGAGGCGGCTGCCCATGGCAGCAGTCTCAGATGCGGTCAGCCGAGCCTTGACGAAGCTGAGCGCTGCGCTCAGTTCGTCGGCGACCTTTTCGTCCCAATCGGGACGGAAAAGGTAGCCACTCGTCCCGAATGCAACGGCTTTGCCGTTGTTTTCGGCGGCGAGGGCGAGCGCCAGCTCGCCTTTCGGCTCGGCAGTCCGGACAGCAAGGCGCACGAGCGCCTGCTGGACGGGCTCCGCCAGCCCAGCCAAGTCATCGTCCTCGATGGCTTGGATGATGCTGGCCAGCGGCCCAGCGACAACGCCACCGAAGTTGTCGGTGATGGCCAAGGTCGTGGAGCGGATGGCGGAAATAATGGAAGATGTAAGCATGAGAGCCTCCTGTGTGGGGGTAGCGGCATTGCCACCCTCCACCCTTAACCCCACTAGACGAAGGCACAAACCTTCGAATAACCCCAAAAATAACCCAACACCACCGTTCTCGGTGGCTGCTTGCCGCTTCTTGGGGGGTCTTAGGCTCTCTTGCTTGCAGATTCCATTATGGGGCAATGCTCACGCTGCGCTTCGCAGCTTGAGCTAGGGTGGGAAGGGATCCGCTCCGGGGCCTCTTGGCCAGAAGCATCAGCTTCGTGTCCTCACGCTGATGCTTCTGTTCCGCCCGATCAGGATTCAGGAACGAGGAACGACCGACTGAAGACTGAGATGCTGAACTCTGACTCTGCAAGGCGTGTCCTCACGACTGAAGAGTCTGAGTAGCGAGCGTTCCCACGCTCGTGGTCAGCAGATCAGGCTGAAGCGGCGTGTCAGCTTCGCTGGCTCGTTGCTGGAGACTGATCGGGCTCCGGCCCTCTTAGGGGTTCCGCAGCGTCCGCTGCTCTTTGGGTCCGATGCCTCCGGGCCAGCCTAAGCAACAAGCTACAGTAGAGTTGCATCAACTCTACTGTAGCTTGGTGCGTGGCGCTGCTGCTTGCTAGTTGGTCCTCCAACTTGCAAGGAGCACTTGCATGATTAGGGTGATTAGCTTCTAATCAGCTTAATCAGGCAAGCGGTCAGCGAGTCAAAGGAGCTGAATCAGCAGCGTTCCTGCGCTGCTGAGTCAGTTCATTTGAATCGGGGACCGGTAGGCCCTGATTCGGAGGGGGCGGGTCCGTAGGTATAACACCCTACAGGAAAGTACGAGTTGTTTTGAAAAGCGGGGAAGCATCTCAGGCTCTGGCCAGAGTTGTATGTAGTGGATCCAGTTTCGAGCTGGTGTCTTCTGTTGCTGCTCCTCCTGTATCAGGTTGGAAGCTTTTGATAGTTGCAACAGAGCTATGTATTTGTTGGAAATATGAGAGAAGAAGTTGTAGGAACGTCCCAACCACCCATCCTCCATCCTACCACACGTGTCAAGCTATCACGTAGAGTTGCAGGTGTACAAGCTTTTCTTTGTCTTTTCTTTCTTTTTATTTGGTAGTAGTACCAATGTTGATGCTGTGGTAGAGTTGAGGTCTTCCCTTCAAGGAGGTTTCATGTCTTCTCTGACAGAGTTCCAGTTGTTGTTGTTACGGGAATTGCGTGGTATTGGGGGGGCGGTTCGGGAGCTTGAGAACTACTTGAGGGAGGGCGTGAAGGATCGGATTGTGGTGATTGAGTCCGATCAGCCGGGAGAGGCTGAGGGCTTGGTTCAATTGGTCCTCTTCGATGGGGAGGAGCCACAATGACGCTGGAGATAGCCAAAAGCTTAGTCAACGGCATCTCAGAGTCCTCTTACGGTGTTCCATTCAAAGATCTACGACCAGAAAAGAAAGCAGTGGTCCTCTGCCTGCTCCAGAGAGACTATCTCTCCGATAAGGCGGAAGACTACACGCTTATGGCTCAGCTGCCCTCAGCAGCAAAAGAGCTTGACTCCTGATCCAAGCTGTGCCACTGTAAGACCGTCCTCCTTTCGGTGTGGTATGGGGCTTGAGACGGCCCTGAGGTTCCCTAGCTTTTGCCGGGGAACTTTTTTTGTTGACACATAACCACGTTAGTGCATATATGTGTAGCAACTCAATCGAGAGAGGTTGGAATGGAAGCTCAGGGATTTGGGTGGGCGCTGCAAGAGCTTTGGAGCGGCAGGAAGGTCTATCGGGTAGGCTGGAATGGTCTCGGTCAGTTCATCCGGATGCAGTTCCCATCAAAAGGCACAAAGATAACTCTCCCTTACATTTATATTTCCACCAAGGAGGCCCTTCTGGTCCCTTGGGTGGCATCTCAAACCGATTTGCTGGCATTTGACTGGCAACTCGTAGAGGAGGATTAGCATGGATTGGAAGAAGATCTTGACCGATCTGCTCGGAGCCCTGAATGGCCCGTCTATTCAGGCTGCAATCGCAGATATCTCTCGCCCTGCGGACCAAGGCGGCTTCGACTGGAAGTTCTGGGACCATGACGAGGATGAATTCAAGGGTCCGTTCGAAGAATTCAAGCACAATGTTGACCTTTTGACCAATGTGATCGAACAGGTGGTCCTCGGGATCGAACTGCTTGCTGAGAATGCCGAAGAATTGGCCCATGGAGAACATAAGTTGCAGGCAGCCGCAGCTACTATCGCCAGAGCGTGGCAGTGGCCGTGGTATATGCGGTGGGCTGGTGGAATGAAGACCCTCATGGTCAAATTCCTCGTCTCCATCGTGGTCAAGCAGCTGAACAACAGGCTGGGCAAGGCTTGGGGACCGGCCTTCTTGGAAGAGACCAATGGGGAGGCCACCAATGGCTAAGCTCGGTGATGAACTGGTTGGCAGACAAGACGTTGTGGCCTACCGCAAGGCTTTCAAGTTCGAACTTAGGGGCCTCAAGTGGCGTATCCACTGGCCTGAGGACGTTCTGCTGATAACTTGGCAGTCAAGGGGTACTCTTGGCGAGATCACCTTGGCCAGTGGGATGAAGATCGTGGATGTTCCAATTGAGATCTGCAAAGAGCTGGATTCTCATATTTCGAACTACAGAGCGCAGGAGGGTTAGGATGAAAAAGTTGGAGTTCAGGATGTATCGTGACAATGGCGGTGCCAATGATGTCGAATACGCCGTTGGCACACTTCAGTGCGAAGAGAAGCATGTGGCTGTAGTTACCAACAAGATGGCCGCCGGTATGCGTGGCAACTGGAAGCTGGACTTCGAAGAAGTCAAGCGTGGCCGTCCCGCAGCGACAAAACCCCCCGAGAAGGAAGAGGAGACCCAGAATGGCGAAGTTTAAGCACACTCCCACAGCGGAGAACGCTTTTGTCTTGAAAGAGCCGATGATGATTGAGACACCCCGGTCGAAGGGCGGTGGCGAAGCTGGAGACTTCCTGACGATCGGTGTTGACGGGAGGTTCACCATTATCCCTCGTGATACGTTTCTCGAAACTTACGAGGCAGATGAAGCGGACGCTGATGCGGCAGGGGCAGAACTCGCTTTTGAAGCTCCTGAGCCAGCCCTACCGCCCGGAGTGATCAGAGGCCGGGACATCCCCGGTGGTCCTCCTCAGAGACCGGGGGGCTGATGCCTGAAGTGACGCTGCGCCGAGTGTTTCCCGATATGGCGACGATGAAGAGCATCTTGACTGCAAGTGACCTGATGCTCGATAGATGGCTTCGCCATCCGGCGACACTTGAGGGGAACCTCTCTAACGCCTACATATTCGCATTGGATATGGTCGGCAAGAGGGCTCGAAATTTAGGGATGTGCTGGCTGACGAATTACTCCCCCCCAGACAGTGTAACCCTGAACTTTGCGGCTCGGCCTGATGTCATTGCTGCTGGTAGGACTCGATTTGATGCTCGACAACGAAGAATCGTAAGATTCCAAGACCCCGTCATGTCTGGGAAGATTTTAACTCCTGGAAAACGAAGCTTTATGATCCAGTTGGCTGGATACTGCTTTGGCTTTCTGGGCGTTAACAAGATTATCGCATATGTTCCCGGAAACAGGAAAAGCAACCTGATACTCAAGGCTCTTGGGTTCCACTTCATCGGAGTGATGAAGGGTGACATGAGTATTGGCGGGGAGCCTCAAGAGGTCAGGCTCTGGGATCTCACAAGGGACATGTTTTCAATGCAATACGGAGGGAACAATGAAGATATTCGGGACGACAGTGCTGTTGGATCCGATGACAACGATAGAGTCGAAGCCCCCATCAGGCTTGATCCTGCCGGAGGGGATGCAGCTGGATTCTAGTTACGTCCGGATTACTGTCAAGGCGGTTGGAGAGGGCTGTAAGCGTGTTGTCGCTGGTGATGTTGCTATCGTGACCCCCAGAGAGTATGCTAAACTGGACGGACAATGGCTCATTTGCTCTGAGAGCGAGATACTGGCCGTGGATGATGGAATTGACCTCCCGAGCATTCCGGGCTCTAGGATCGCAACTGTGGACGGCAGCGGTGGTTAAGCATGAGGTCAATGGTGTAGAGCATGTCTACTACACTATTGGCGAAGCTGAGGACGTTGGCCTCAGGTGGAAGCCTTGGAGAGCCTGCCAAATTGGGGACTGGGCAAGAACTGACGATGACATGGTGGTCGAAGTCCTCACAAGGGGCGGAACCAGAAGCAGTTATGACTGGCTCAGGATTGCCACCGGGACATTTGTTACCAGTCCCGGAGTCCGGATGACAACAGAAGTCAGGGAAAACCGCACATCCTTCGGCGGGAAATACCCACAATGGAAGGATCCGAACAGAAAGCTCACGAAGAGAGAGCGACTGTTCACTGAAGTCTATACTCGGACTTGGGACCAGAAGCTGGCCTATGCTATGGCCTCTGGCAGGGACAAGAACGAGAGGGGCGTTGGTGAGCGGGCCGCAGTCTACGTGGCAAGAGCGAATGTGCAGGAAGCCGTGAAAGACAGAATCAGAGAGCTGGCTGCGAGACAGGGTGTGGACGAGGACTATGTCATCGGAGGGTTCAAGGAGCTTTTCGAGGAGGGGGTAAATGAGACGACAAGGGCTCGTGCCTTAGAAAATTTAGCAAAAATACTACAAATGCTTGACAGCAAGCATGAAAAGGCTGTAGTAATGTTAGGTGCAGGAATAACCGAAGCCGAAATCAAAGAGATAGATGCGGAAATAGACCTGAATTTAATAGAAGGTGCAGAAGTTGCAGACAGCACAGCAAGTTCACACCAGCCAGATGATTCAGCAGACGGACGAGAACCGGAAGCGCTCTCAGATGAGAGTGCGGATGGCCAAGTCGATTCCGTTTATGGCGAAAGCCCTGTTCCCGAAAGCGGCGAAACTCAGGATTCCTGATTTCCACGAGGAGATCTACGCCCTCCTGCAAGACAATAGCAAGAAGAGGCGAGCCATCAAGGCTCCACGAGGTCACGCAAAATCAACGCTGACCTCGTTTTTTTATCCCATGTGGAAAATCATTACCAAACACCCAGATGATGACCCTCGCTTTATCGTGATCGTCTCAGAGTCTCAGGATCAGGCGATCAACTTTCTCTCCGATATCAAGATGGAGATCGAGGAGAACGCCCGCCTCCGGTATTACTTTGGTGACCTGAAGGGTGAGCCTTGGGGTGCTGATGATATCGTCACTTCCAATGGAGTGAGGATAAAGGCTGTTGGAACAAGGCAGAAGGTCCGTGGGATGATCTTCCGCCACACCCGCCCAACCGACATCATTCTTGATGACTTTGAAAGTGAGGGCAACTCTCTCACTCACGACAACCGCTCCAGAAACAAGGACTGGGTATCTGGAGCCGTAGAGCCTTCTCTGGCCCATGATGGTATTCTTACTGCTATCGGAACCGTGATACACAATGATACGTGGCTTCAAGATGTGGAGGCTGACCCCACATATAAGACGCTAAGGTATGACTGCGAGATGGATTCCGACAACAAGATACCCCTGTGGCCGGAGAACAAATCATGGGACCAGCTCATGGCGATTAAGGAATCATATCGCCGCCGTGGGCTGGTCCATATGTATTACCAAGAATACCGGAACATGCCTTCCAATCCAGAGGAGCAACTGTTCCTCAGGGAGGACTTCAGGTTCTGGTCAGGCAGGTTGGGCGTAAAGGATGGGCATTCCGTAGCCTTCATCAACAACGATGACGGCTCAACATCTATTATACCTGTTAATATCTTCGTAGGGATAGATCCTGCGATATCTTCTCGTGGAGACTTTAACTGTATTATGCCAGTTGGCGTTGCTTCGGACGGTAGGTTCTTCGTTGGGGACTATCTAAGGTTTCGGGGTGAGCCCGATCGGGTTATCAAGGAAATGTTCCAGATGCAGTTCAGGTACAAGCCTCTCAGGTTTATAGTCGAGACTACGGCATATCAGGAGGCCCTTGCCATCTTTGCCCGCAAAGAGATGATCAGGAAGAATATCTACTTCCCCATCTTTGAGGTTAAGCCACGGGTGGCGAAGAATATTAGGATCGCTGGAATGCAGCCGTACTTCAGGGCGCATCAGGTTCACCTTAAAGAGAATCAGAGTCAGCTTGAAGCTGAGCTGCTTGCCTACCCTAAAGGCAAGAACGACGATACGCTTGATGCTCTTCACAATTGCATCGAAAATGCTCTTGAGTGTGCGATGGGGAGTGTTGATGATTTTGAGGACTTCTACGAAGAAGAAGTAGAGGTGGATTGGATGTCATTATGAGCCAAGCCAAAAAAGGCACAGTCACCCCAGCGATGAAGAATCGTGAGGTGTACGAGTCATTCAGGGCTTCAAGGTCTACTTGGTCCTCACAGTCTTCTGAAGACATGGACTACTTCCTTGGAAAGCAGTGGACAGCCAAGCAGGAGAAGGAGCTTCGCCAGAAAGGTGCGGCTCCACTTGTAATCAACAGGGTCTTCCCCGCCTGTCAGCAGAAGCTGGCACAGCTCAGCGTTCACAAACCAGTTATTCGGGCCGTCCCGATTGATGTTGACGACAACGTGACAGCGGATCTCTATTCGGATGTCATCGAATACGTGCTTCAGAACTCTGATTTCGAGCTAGTCGAGATGGAGGTCAAGCGTGATCATGTTGTTAGAGGTGTGGGCTACTACCACGTTCACGTTGATCGTGAAGAGGACGATGGTCGTGGCGAGGTTAAGGTTGCGGCACTCCCTCCAGACATTGTCTATGTGGACCCAGCCGCAAGAAAGCCAGACTACTCTGACGCAACGCACATCGTTGTCAGCCAGATCATCAAGCTTGGTCTCGCAAAAAGGCTCTACCCGAGACATGCGGCAGCGCTGACCAAGGCTGCTGGCGAGCTTTGCCACACAGAGGACTACGAGACCAGTGGCAACCATTCGGCTGAGAGCGTTCAGACTCCCGGTGAGCTGTCAATGTACGATGGATGGATCACCAACAGCGAAGACGACAATCTTCTGGTCAGGATAATTGAGAGATACTCCAAGGTTAAGCTGCCCCACTACATTGTGAGGAACCACATCCTTGGAACCCACGCCGTTGTTACAGCTGAGGAATATTCTTCGACTTATAAGGATCGGCCCGACTTTCAGACGACCAAGGTGTTCAAGACCAAGATCCTGAAGCACACCTCTGCCGGTAATGACACCTCCATCTCCAGTGAGATCCTAAATACCAACATCTACCCGATCGTTCCTGTTCCAAATGTATGGACAGGAACACCGTTCCCGATGGGTGATGTCAGATACATCAAGGGCATTCAGGACGAGATCAATAAGCGCAGACAGCTAATGATCTCCCATGCCACCAATACTGCCAACTCCAAGTGGTTGCACGAGGAGGGCGCTGTTGACCCGAGACTGTGGGACAGGGCAAGTGCGATCTCTGGACAGAGGCTGCCCTACAAGCTTGGATTTGAGAAGCCGACACCCGTGTTCCCTCCGGCGATGCCAAACGCTCTCTATGCCTTGGAGACGGAGGCGAAGCACGATGTCGAATATGCTACCGGGATCTTCCCTCTGGCGCAGGGGGACTCTTCTGGAGCGCCTGAGACGTTTGCGGCCACAATGGCTATTGAGGAGTACGGGGCCAGAAGGCTCCACTCTTCATTCACGATGCTCAGTGCGGCCAAGCAGAATGTCGGCAGGCTCATCATAGACTATTCAAGAGATGTTTATCGGATTCAAAAGATGATCCGGATCACTGGCGATGAAGGGTCAGTCAAAACGGTCATGCTGAATCAGCCTTCCGGGGTAAGCCCTGCTGGAGGCATGGTGTATAACAACACTCTTGGTCATAGACGTTACGATGTTACCATCCGGTCGGGGAAACTGGCCCCGACCAACAGGACGGCAATGCAGCAGCACTTCCTTGAACTCTACAGGATGCAGCTGATAGATCGTCAAGCAGTTCTTGAGCAGCTAGATATTCCGAATAGGTCGGACCTTATCGAGAGGATGGGCGAAAACGCTCAACTCAGGCAGGCCTTGGAATCAGCGAATGAGCAGCTCAAGCGGATGGAAGGAATCCAGCAAACCCTTATGCGTGGAAACGTGCAGATGCGGATTAAGTCAGAGGCGGATCAATATCGCAACCTTGAAGAGGCCGAGTTCATTGAGACCGCAGCTGAACAGAAGCTGATAAGGGGTATGATGGACCTCGCAAAGGACACCCATAGAAAAACTATGGAGCTTGACCGGCGTGAGGAGAAGGTTGCTTTTAAAGAGAAGCAATCAAGTAGCCGCAATCCCAGCAAAGGGACCGGCAAGGAGTAGAGTATGAGCGACAAAGACGGCAACCTTGAGAAAGGCCCGGACACAAGAGAGGTCTTGACTGGGGATAAACCTCGAGTCAGTGCCACTGAAGAGTATCTCAGGCGCAGCATGCCTGATGTGATAGCGCAACGTGACCGCAACCTCGCTGAGGCCGGTAACGAAATGGACGATTCGAAGCTTGCTCCGAAATCGTCAAAGGGAGTAGACGCTCCAAAACCCAAGCCTGCGGAGAAAATCTTAGGCAAGTTTGACACTGTTCAGGATCTGGAGAAAGCTTACCAAGCGTCTGAATCGGCTCTTGGTACAGCCCAGCAGAATCTGAGCAGTGCAAAGCCTGCGGTTGAGTTGGCTGGGAAGTATGAAACGCTCTTAAAGGCAGTTGATGGCAACCCTGAACTGAGAAAGCACATCGTGAACTTTTACAGCAAAGAGCAAACGCCGGATATGCGGCGTGAGGTGGATGAGGACGGAGACCCGACAGGTAATCTCACCCTCAGTCCCAATCAGCTTTCGAATATGATTCAGCAAGAAGTGCAGAAGGCAGTTCAATCCGCCAAAGACGATGTCCAGCGAGAGCAAAACCAACAGCAAGAAGTAGCCGAGTTCGAAGCTCAGGTTAGAAAGCAATACCCCGATGTTTCAGATGAAGCCCTGAAGGAGTTTTACGAGAAGGTCAAGAGCGGGCAGGTGACACTGATGGACATCTACTCTGGTGTGAACCGGGGTCTTGGTGAAGCTGCGGCTGAAAACCGTGGCAGAACTGAGGTTGTCGATCAAGTGGAGCGAGTCCAAAATATGACTCCATCTCTTGGAACCGTAGCTGGCCACGTTGAGGTTGATCAATCTCTTGAGGAAGCTATGGCTGATGACATCGTGGCAATTGGCAGGAAGAAACAGCTGGCGACCGAACTCGGGTTTTAGTTAGGAGAACCTGAAAATGAGCGGATTGTCTGGAAGCGACCCTACAGGTCGCTATGGCTCTGGGTTTTATCCTGGCGAGGGAACTGGTGGTGTCTACGATAAGCGTGTCGTGCTCGACATGGCTGACAAGATTCACATGCTCTCTCCCACGGATGCCCCTTTTTATGTCCTGCTTGGACAACTGGCGAAAGTCAACGCCAAGCAGCCTCGGTTTGAGTGGATGGAAGACGAGTACTTCGTCATGCGTCACTTCACTGCCGAGTATCACTTCATTACTGATGAAGCGGCTGATGTTTTGTGCTGGTTGCAGCTGAAGAGTCCGAGCGATGCTCAGGCTTTTGAAGCTTCTCCGTACCAGCCTACCGCTGTCGGCACGATTCTCGAAAGAGCTGCTGCTTACATTGGCGAGGATGTTGCCGGTACTGCCATGACTGATGTCAATTGCAATCTCTTGAAGATTGTGAAGGTTGGCGGCACCTCTGGCAATGACACGATGTACGTCATTCCTGAGAAGTTTGGCGTTAACAATGTCGGCAAATGGCGGACGATTGACCCGACAGATACGGTTGCTGGCAATGGTACTGATCCTATCAGTGGCCATATCTTGATGCTTGGTCAGGACACCGCTGGTGGAGATGCCTCTTGGACTCCGTCAATGGCTGACTCTTGGTCAGATTATGGGATAAACATTGATGAGGCCATCATCATTGATGACACCCTGACCGCTACGATGTGGGTTGATCCGGGTACGGACTATGCCTTGGATGCAAGCGCCACATTCGATGTCTACGTCACTGCCTACACTCCCATGCTTCTCCAGAAGGGTCACTACGAGGGTAGTAAGCTTCCTGAGGAATCCCGCAAGGGCGTTCGGACTGACTGGAACCAGACTCAAATCATGAAGACCCCTTGGTCAATTACCAACACTGCCATAGCTACTCAGTATGTCGGTGGGGATGAACTGGCTCGGGTTCGCAATCGTGGGCTGATCAAGCACAAGATTGACATAGAGAAGATCCTGTTCACCAACGGTGAACGTGATACTTGGACTGGTGAGAGTCCCAAGCGTTCTACTCGTGGGCTGGGCGTTGGTGTCAGTGGCTCTGGTACAACCAATGCTGGCGAGCAGGACATTGGGTTCATCCGGACCTACAATGTTGACAGGCTCAACCTTGCCGCTACCACTCATGCGAACAACTCGCTGAGGGTTCGTCCCGATCTCAACAACTTCTACGGTGACCTTACCGATGCCTGCGAAATGATCTTCGAGGATCAGGTGCAGGGCAAGGCGAGCAAAACCATGTTCGTCTCGCAGAAGTGGCTCGGGGCATTCACTCGGTACAGTGGCTTGATGGGTGGAATCAATGACGGTGGCAGTGGCAACACCATGACTCAGGGCTGGAGTATGCAATATCTCCCCGGCTCTGACGCTACCGCTGGTATCGCCATCAGGCGCTTCCAGAGCCCGTTCGGTGTCCTCAACGTGATTCCGACACCCACCCTCCGTGGTGAGTATGAAAATCACGCTGTGATTCTGGACATGGCTCAGATGGAACTGAAACCTCTTCCGGGTCGTGACACCAAGGTCATTTCTGGTGCTCAGGACAATGATGAGGACGGTCTGGCCGAGTACGCCATCACTGAGCTTGGGCTCAAGATGATGTACGAGCAGACCTGTGGTACCTTGATGTTGACTGCTGACGTTACTTAGACCGACTGGGAAAGGGGGAGCTTCGGCTCCCCCTGACCCAACAGGAGCGTTATGGGACAGCTCACACAATCTAATCTTTATGACGGGGTTGCATCTGGGATGGACCTCGATTCTGGTGATTTCACATCCGCCGAACAGGACGAGATGGATGCTTGGGCATTGGACTGCCTTCGAATGTTCTTGCCCATGGTTCCCGTCTACGCCATCGAGAGCGTCTTGACGAGGCTGAGTAGTCAAGCCTCTCCAGTTTCGCTCCCCTCCGACTCGATGAAGATCGTGAGGGTTTCTGGTTCAACCTCTGGAGACCTGCTCAAAGAGAAGGCTCCTGATGAATTCTCCCAGATCAAAGCCTTCTACAGTGGCTCCGCCTACTCTGCTGGCAACAGGATCTGGACATCTCTCATGGGTAAGGTTTACGGGTTTGAGCTTGGCGGTGAGGCGGTAGATCTCGATTACATCGCTGAGCCCGTCTGGGTTTCGACCAACCTCTCTATCCCTAACGGGTGGGAGGGCATCGTGATTGACTACACTGTCGTTAAGGCCAAGATGAAAGACGAAGAGCCTGAGCAGGGCAAGCTCCTCTGGGACATATTCCTGCAAGGGTTGAAACGGTTCCAAGGCTTTGAGAATATAGCCAAACTGGTCGGAGGCTGATCATGGCTGAGACATTACGTCGATGGACTTTCAACCAAGGGCTCCTGTACAAGAATTGGGAGGTTGAGAATAACGACGCATACTTGGCTGACCATGCGAAGCTTCAAGACGCTGATGGTAAATGGCACTTATTTGGAATTAAGAAGATGGATGCAGACTCTGGTTATGGTGAGAGGCTTACCCACTTTTCCACGTGGGACTTCAAGAACTGGTATGCACACCCCGATGTTTTGTTTGCCACTGGAGTTGATGCTGCTGGCGAATCAGCGCCTAACTGGTACTCGCTCACGCCGTCATTCATCTTTGCCCCAAGTGGTATCGAAAACCCGAACTGGGATCCTGATGGAACGGCAGTAACTGACAAGCGCTATGTCTTGTGCTGCACTTTGGTTAATGATCCGACACCGCAGCACTCTGAGTGGCTGGCATTCGCCTATAGCGATGACATGAGCAGCTGGTACTGGGACACCGCCACGAATCCATTCAATATCGAAGCCCACAATGAGGACGGAACTGGCGATTTTTGGTGGAAACCGCTGTCCCACTATTCGGCATACAGGGATGCCAGATTCTTTCATGATGAAGACTCTGGAAAGTATTACATGACATTCATGTGCTACCAATATCCCGGCACTTGGCAGGGGGCGGCTGGCTTAATCGAGTGGACAACTACCTCTGGTACATTTACGCAGGGGTGGACAATACATGCCAACAAGTACCTCATTGATTACGCTACCATAAATCCTGAAGGTCCGGGAATCATAAAGTCTGGCAGCCATTACTATGTCTGGACACACGCCTACATGTGGAGAATTGACGATATTGGTGCAGATACACCATGTGTCGGCGGTAACGAGGACTGGGATCTCGTATCGTCAATATTAAGCGATTCGTCACTTGGGTATGCAAATGAAATTGACTATGACAGCACTCTTGATGAGTGGATTGCCACAAGTCATGATGGGCGTGGCGGAAGCTACGCAAAGTATTACAAGGTTGGCTCAATCGAATTTTCCGACACACTAGACCCTGTCGTGACCAATTGGTTTGAGCCGATTGATGGCTCAATGGGGTTGATTAGTGAGTGGTCAGTTGTGAGCGGGAGCGTGTTTGACTATCAGCCCGTTATCTTTGATGCTGGCGATCCGTACAGGTTCCCACCCGGATCCAGCTCCCCGTGGCCACGGGGAACAAGATGTACATTCAGTTCGGTTTGGTCTGGGACGTTGCCTGCCGGAATCTATGAATTTAAGGCAATAGTAGACCATGTTGTTTCGCCAGCAACTGAGCCACCGGCCTCTTTTTCAGGATCAGACATCAGGAACGATTACTGGGAATTTGTTTCGGCTATTCCCGAGTCTTGGGTTGAGGACTGGTCAGCCCTAAGTCAGGGGTCACTTGCCTCTGGATACAATGCCAGTGGATGGCCCGGAACGAATTTCCCAGAAGCCCCGGCATCATCTGGGCCAATCGACAATTCCTTCATAAATACTGGTGGATATGCTCCCAATATATGGGAAACAGTTTCATTTGGTCCGGACTATTGTCAACTTGTTGGCCGGATAGTGAGCGACACGTTTGTTGTCACCGGCAGCAGGATGAAGGTTCGTGTTGGAGGCGCTGGAGATGAGACATGTTACGTTGCAATGTATGCTGGATCAGGGCAGCTGCTATTCAAGGAGTATGGAACCGGATCTCCGTGGATGACAGTGAGGTATTGGGACACGTCTTCACTCGTGGGTTCTTCGGCATACTTCGCCATCAATGATGGCGACACTCATCCAGACACCGGCTTTATCTGTTGTGGGCCATTTGAAGCTTACGACCTATCTTCAGGTGAGTCCGATCCGGTTGCACCGACAAGCCCTCTGGTCGCCTCTAGCGGCATCGAACACTTCTGGGAGGAAATATACACCCGGATCGGTGCAACCGCCTCACAGGTCACTCCGGGCCGCCTGAGCCGTCTTTTGGACGAAGCTCAACGTGAGATCGTGCAGATCTTGGGTGGTGGGGAGATCCCTGAACTAGAAGTCCGCCATACTGAAACTATTAAGATAACGGACACCACTGTTGAGGCTGAGGGTGGCTTGACCAAAATCAAGTTGTTTGGCCCTGATGGGTTGTTCTGGACTGATGGTAGCTATATCGACACTGGCACTGAGGTGTATCACGAATTCTTTGACATAGTCGCTGTGTCTTTTGCGGCAGACGAAGATACTGCTGCCAACTCGCTCAAGTACGCCAAGGGCGTGAAGCAGCTGGAGATTGAGCAGAGGGCTACAGGTTGGCGACGCAACTTCTACGAAGAGATAGCCGATGAGGGCTATGTCTGGTCTCGTGCTGGCGACCACCTCTACATTTACCCTGCCGGTGAACTTGATCCGGATGCTTCTGATAATTTAAGACTGACAATGGTTCAATATCCCGAACGGTTTATAGGCAGTGATGGACGCATTAAGTCAGCATTCGTTAACGCCAGCGGTCAATGTGAGCTGCCTCCAAGGTACTGGCCGATCATGGTTGACCATGTGGTCAGGCAGATAACCTCGAGCAAGGCTGGTGGCCCTGAGGTGTCGCTACGAGAGGCCATGATGACGTATCAGGCCGCTAAGGAGGACGCTAATGACTAGAGTTGAGATGATGACGATTGTACGGGGGAGACTCCCCGAAGCGGTCAACCAGAACCTTGGTGATGCAGAGCTAAGGTCAATGATTAATCAGGCTTCTAGGGCTCTGACAATTTACACTCGCCAAGGAGAGGAGACCGCCAGTGACTTAACTGTAGATGCCGATGGGTGCGTTGCAGTGCCAAGCACTCTTATTCGGCTTACACGGGTGGAGTACAATGGCAATCAAATCAAGAAGACTTCGATGGCTGCGATTATCGACCTTGAAGGGGTCGCAGACTGATTCTGGCGGACATGTAGAGAGGAAGTTCAGAATGAGCCCGGTAGCAAGGGATAGCATCAAGGCTGCTTCTATAATCTCCGGTACGGTTGCCACCGTAACACTGGTAATCATGCTTCTTACTCTTGGAGCTTGGGGTGAAAGAAAGGCCGACAAGGTCGATGTTCATGCCACAAAGGAGCGGATAATCATCTTGGAAACGCAGCAGTTGCAGAATACGAAAGAACATGATGCCATACTTGGGGCCATCAACAAGCTTGGCGAAAAGGTCGATAATCTTAGGTAGGGGGCAGTATGAGTGGTATCAATTGCTCAGATACAGAATCTGGAGAATTTTGGTACTGGTACGGAAAGCGAAAGATCGGGACATTCCAACCGCTATCTGAGGGTTCAACACTGACCCTCTTTTTTGAAAAGGCACCAGACCTTCTGGCGATATCCGGATCCTCTGCGGACACGGCAGATGATGTGGAGCTGGAGGTGTGGCCTGAATGGGAAGAGGCAATGATGGAGTGGATCGTTTCGAAGGCACTGCTTCGCCCCGGTGGCGATGCCAAGATGGCTGTGCTTGCCGATCGGAACTATTTGAGAGCCCGCAAAGAGGCCGCCAGTAACATAGACAGGGATGTGACCGCCCTTGGTCACGGGTATCCGCAGGAGTAGCAATGTCCACAAAGCAGGTCTTTCAGTTTCCGGACTGGTCCAAAGGGATGGTTACAAGGGCCAGCAGGATGGATATTACCCCAGACATGCTGTGGTATGGGGAGAACTACGACCTCACTGTCCCTCGCAGGACAAGGTTCCTGAATCCTGATGCACTGTTTGGTAGCGACAGAGCTTTCGACATTGACGATGAGGCTGGAACTCTCCGTGTCCCAAGTGGCGGGCACAACAATATGCTTCATTCAGATGATTCATGGTTATTCCACAAGCAGATGATCTCAAACGTATTTGTCGGCCACAACGGTTCCGCTGAAGTGTTCCGCTGGAGCTTTCCTGTGATGACCGGTACGCTTGAAGGTGGGACATCACCGTTCTTCTGGCAGGTCATGGCTTACAGGGAAGCTGCAAGCCCTGATGCTAGAACGTATCGGCATGGATTGATGGTGAGAGATGCTGCTTTCGATGATGTTGACGGCACCCTAACAGCGACTCAGGTCAGACTCGGAGACGACTGGCTCTTCTACAACTTCAGGTCTGCAGAAAACGCCGCCAGCGTAGACTCTAGAGAGGACTACCTGTCACTCACAGAGGCCCCAATCGAGGCTCACAACAGACTGCTCTTCAGGCTTAATGGAGCCGATCCCTATGGGGTTGCATGGTTTGTTCATGATCACATGGTTATTGTTGACGAAGAGGTTGAGTGGATACGTAGTGGCGGGACTTTCCCGGCTCGTGGCTTTCCGGGTGGCTTTGAACCCATAAATCTTGATTCAGCAAGAAATCACCCTGACGCATTCCAGTGGTATGGAACGGGTGGTGGTCACGGGTACGATCCCGAAGAGTGGGAGCCGCCGACAGACGTTGACGGGGTTGGCGGGGATGGCGGCTTACCTCCAATCCCAAGGTCGTCATTCTCTTACGGTTCTCACAGGCCTAGGGCTTCCCATGTTCCAGTTTTCTCGTTTCAATACGAAGACGCTGGTTGGGTTGAAGGGGCTGGGTATCCGACTTGGGATGACCTTATGGGGGTCACCGCAAAAAGCCCAGCAGGAAACTTGCTCGGCTTGACATATACTGGCTCTGGAACTGACACGTTGCCAATCCAGATCACTCACCGTGGAGGAATAAACGGGTGGGACAGAAGGATGTCGCCACAACTTGGGGTCAATGCTGCCGATGAGGTTATTGGGTTAGTTTGGCGATATTTCGATCTGTATGATGGGGCCAATAGCTGGCGAGCCCATATGACGATACCTCTCATCACCAGAGAAGCTGATGGAGCCGGTGGCGTAACGGGTGGAACCGATAGGCTTGATTATTACGACATAGACTTGAGTGATATCCGGCTGCTTGAAGCCGCAGATACTTCCAATCCAATTGATGAGTTTCCATCGCCAAACAATAGAACCTGTGCCGTCCAGTGGCAGCAGGGGTTTGTCAGGTACATCGCAAGGCGGGACGGGCTCTTGATGGCTCCCGGCAACCCGTTTGAGAATGGCAGCACATGGCAGCTTGACTGGTGGGCTTATGACATGCTCGCAACTGGAGAACATGCATACACTCCAGCCTATAGCCCGACAAGGACGTATTCCGCTGGCTTCCCAGAAGACTATTCGGCCCATGTGCTTGGTCTTGATTTTGACGTAACGTCTGGGACAGATTTACGTTCGCTGGACACCAGCCCAACCGGCTTGGCGGCGGGTGTGCGATTTGTGGATCTTGCGACAACCGTGTCTCGCTGGGATATGGCTGCGGTCGACATTGAAGATCAGCCGCAAACAATGTTGTTCTTGGTGACCAGTGACGAACCTGCCGATCCCCCGAATTGGGAGAGCTACCTTGGCGAGGATTCTGATGATGGAAACTTTGAGCTGATATCGTCCACATTCTACAGCATCACGCATACTACCACATTCCCAAAGGTCAACTTTAACGACCCTGACAATGATCCGAATTGGGGCCTTGGCGGGATTATTATCAGGTACTCCACATCGGCAATCCCGGCAACCATTGGGGCTGGAACGCCGATAAACGAAGACTATGACCCGTCATCAACCCATCAGGGGTTTATCCCCCATAACGGAACGATGTATCAGTATCAGGAGACTTCAGTTCTTGAAGGCTTGATTGCTGACACCACTTACTACTTCAATGCGTGGCTTGTCGCCAAGGATGGAACTCCGTCAACTCAATCGTTCTACCAGTGGAAGCCTGCTGCCGATCTCGATATAGATACACAGCCTGACGATGGATACGTTTCAGCCCCTGATGTCTCAATTTTCCATTACCTGTCAATGGGCGTTCCCGGACATGATGGTGTGGTGATTCACCGTAATAGCTTCCCGCCGGAAAGCGAAAATGACATAGACTCTGTTTGGATCATGTTTGCTGGCCCACTGTTTGCCGCTGGCCGAATTCCGGTCCCCGCTGATGCTGGCACTAATTATGTTGGCCACAAACAGGTTTCTTGGGCGGACTGGAAGGAGGCCACCCACTGGGGCATCTTCTCTCAAGAGCGGTGGTACGGTGATTATCCGGGCGATGATGATAGTGGTGAGTTTACAGATGTCGTTGCCAACCCCCACATCATGTTACCGATCATATCGACATCTGGTGGTGAATTCTGGTGGGGCATCTCGTATCAGGACAACTTTGGCAATATAGCCACAACTGGAGGCCAGTACACGATTGAGCTGAATGATGTGCCTGGAGCCTGCTTTAACGGGTCCATCTCAGTTGACGACTTAACAGTCTTTTTGGAATGGGACAATCCAGCTGATGAAGACTTGGAGTCCATCAGAATCTTTAGGGGCACTACTGGATTCCCGACCTATGAAACAGGGACAGAGATTGAGGGCTCACCATTTACCGGCTCGTATGCCGCAGCCGGAGCAACAAGCTTGTCAGTCATTGACAGCGTTCCAGCGTACTCGACCCTGTACTACTACTCCATTTACGCTGTCGATACAGCAGAACAGCCGTCTTCTCCGCTACAGCTTTCGATAACGTCTGAAGCCTCTCCGGCGTGGGGCTTCACTTCCGAAGACATTGACTTGCAGCATGTGTATGATTGGGACGCAAGCGGTAACCCAACAGTCTCCCTCAGCTGGACCTTGCCAGCCAATGACACAGAGTGGGCTGACGGTGGCTCTGGGCCATCAGCCACTAGGGGCATTAGTCTGCACTACAAGAGGTCTGTCGAGGCTGACTTTGTCCTATTCCTTGCACAGTCAGAGGCTGATTCAGACGACCTCCTAACGTCATTCGATGTAAATCTTTCGGAGTTGCTGGATACTGGTGGCGGCATCATCTACTACAACAACGTGATGCAGTTCAAGATCGTCCTCGAAAATTACGACATGTGGACAACGACAGGTTATGACTCACCCTTCTACACTATTCCGCCAGCTCCGGCAAATCTTGTTGCTGGGATTGATGGGGACAATGTGAACCTTGGCTGGGTTCCTCCGGTTAGCGAGTGGCCTTACATGGTGAGGATACGCCGCATAATTGGTGGCACTCCTCCGGGATGGAACGAGGGGACTCACCTCATCGACATATCGTCTGACAATAGCACCTTTGTTGATTCCACGGTTCCGGCTGATGGACCATACAGCTACTCCGTTTTCAACATGACCATTTATGGCGATGTTGACATCTTCCACTCAGAGCCAGCAACGGCTGGCGTTCTGTTCGGCAGCCCAGTACCAACTCGTGTCAGCGCTCAAGCTGAAGAGGATGTTTTCCTGCTTTACTGGTCTCCCCCCGACAGCGTCTTTCTTGAGCACGTATTGATACGTTACAACACAAGCGATTCTGAGGCCTATCCAATTGGCCCCGATGATGGCTTGCCACTTGACGGGGTTGATGGAGAGTTTACGTCGGAAATCAGCTACCGCTTTGAAGACGCAATTGCTGGAGTTGGCTACTACATCTCCTTGTGGGCGGTTTACCTTATCGAGGGTAGTCGGACATACTCTGAGCGTGTCACCATCCTAGTCATCCCTTATGGCGAGGTTGTCGCTGGACTCAAGCGTGGCACGGAGTCTGGTGGTCTTGCGGCAATAAAGCTCAGGCAGGGCAATGCGCCTACGGTTGTAGCTTCCACAACCCTGTCAACTCATTGGGACTTGCTCCACAATCAGTATGCCGTTCACGGTGAATGGCACGATCTTGTGGGCGGTGGCGGGTCAAACATTGTTGCAGAATCTGACTATGATTATACCGACAATTTGGCGACACTCACGAAGCAGCGTGATTACGACAGCACAAAAAAGACAAACCTGTTTATCAATGTGATGCTGATATCAAACCCTGATCTTGATCTAGTCCCCGGAGAGGTGAGCTGGTCCACTGATGGGTATGTAGAGTATTACGTTGTTTACGAGTACGACTTTGGCGACTTCAGTAATCCATTCCTGATCTTCAACACGGATGTCAGTGTTGACAATAAGACGGTTGTGGCATTTCAGGCTTTCAAGTTTACTGATGGCAACAACTCCCACTACATGCCTGAATACGCAAAGGCGCATTTCTTTAGGAGAATGAAGTCGATA